GGTACCTGCTCTCTTAATTGCTCTAAAATGTTCTTCTGCGTCATCTTTATCAATAACATTGCGTATTGATCAGGAAGATCAACATATGAATAATAATTTTGAATCAAAAGTCCCTTTGCCGGATCATTATAAGAACCAAAATTGGGAATACCTTCCGGAACCAAATTATCTAATATCGGATTTCTAAATCCCCATGCAACAAAATGAGTATCTTCCAAAGTTAATGCTCTATTTGTGTTTCTTGCAGGAAATAAAGAAGTGACTACTCCCGAACCGGTGAATACCAATATCTCATTCCCATGATGCGACCATGCAATTGATTGCCGCCATTGAGTGTTCTTTTGCGACATTAACTCTGTTAATTGCGAAATATCTTGCTTGATACAATTACCGACAAAAGCATCATTTGGAGCATTCCGTTCAGGAACTACATTTAGTCTTTTTATCGAATGTAGTCTTGAAGCAATATCTAACGATAATAAATTCCCAGATGCCAAAGCTATGAATTCTAATCCACTTGGATGGAGAGTGCTTTCTAATGTGCATTGGAAAAATATACCATACCAAGGTGATGTTGCCAAATTTAATAAACTAGTTAAATAACTGATATTACTATTAATATGATGACGGATGTTATCCAATTGGATATTCTCATTATCTATGGTGTTTGTCAAGACCATTGCTTCAGATGCAATCGTTTGATGCGTCCAAAACGAACTTAAAGGTGACAAACCATTAAATGAATTGTTAATTAGATGGACCGGCATTATGACCTCCGCTTATATTGCTGTTTAAAGTAATTGGATAAAACCGTTCTGGTGAACTTAAATCTTGATTGTCGCCCATGCCGAACAAGGTCGCATATTGCAATACCAAACTCATATAACTTTCTTCAAAAGTAATATTCGCATCAGGATTTTGCGTTTGCGGATCAGTCGGATAGGGTAAATAAATAATATAAATGTGTGACGTAGTAGGTACAGGTTGGGTATCCCATAATGTATTATTCGGATCGTACATGTACAAACGATACTTAGTAGGATCTGAACCTGTACCTACTACGTCATGGTGCAAGGTACAAAACGCATCACATTTTTGGGCATTGCGTGGATTCATTAACCCATTCTTTTGCAAAGCATGCTTAATAGGGATAGGATATATAGCCTGTCCACCATTTTTATTCACTTGGACTGATAATAAGTACATGATTGCAAAGTCATCAAGGCTAAATTCCGCAGTTACGTCTCTAAAAGTGTGTGTCCTTATCGATGGTACAGTGAGATGAGCTCTTGCAATCATGTTCGGATAAAGCTTATATATAATATCTGTAGCTGTCTGTCTTGGCATTAATACCACATCTCTTAACATGGTATTCATAAGGTGAAGCATTGCTCTGTACAAATAAGCATTCCTTAAAGCAGTGCTCGTTCTTACACCATCAGGGATAATGTTGGGTGCAGAAGTTAATCTTTCTAACCCAACACTATCGCCTAATTGCAAACTTAACGCTCTATGTGCTTCCCAGACTTGCATTAATCACCTGATTCTGCAAGCCATTGGGCATCAAACATTATAGCAACTGTAACTCTTGCATTAGCTGCTGGTATCACTACCGCTGGTACCGGAGCTGCTGCGGCTACTGCTGTTATTGAAATACCCATCCCGCCTCTGTCAATATTGATAGCAGCGGTACCAAAGGTTTGAGCATTAGTATTATTTATTGCCGTATTGCTCATGATCCAAAAATCAACTATAGCATCTGGCTTAATAATACCTCTCATGTCAATTACTGCCTGGCCATTAGCGTCCAAAGTGACTGTGCGTAATAGCATCAATTTGTCATTCGGACCCTCGCCCCAACGGCTTTCATAGTTTACTATTCTAAATACTTGTCCAAACATTGTTATCTCCATTTAATTGCATAAACATAAAAATTAATTACTTGTAAAGCGGTTTTGTTATTAGTTGTTAATATGTACAACCTTACCCTTTCCGCTCCTGCTATCATAGGTATCGAAGTAGTAAAAACACCCTTTTCATTGCTGCTGAATGTGGCTAATACCGGAAGAGAACCAAAAGCAGTTCCATTGGTATAACCTTGAGGTGAAGTGTATTCATACCTGATCTGTCCTGAAATGCTATCCTGACTAACTTCCAGGATTATACCAAGACTGTCTCCGTCCATTAAGATATTCGATACACTAGAAGTGTCGGAACTTCCTGCTCCTAGTGTTTTCGAATAACTAGTCAAGGTCTGTCTTGTCGGTGTTGCGGCAATCAGGATGGCAACGCTAATAAAAAATATTAATAATACTTTCATTAATCATTCCATCTTTTGATTGACCAAACTTTCAAATTAAGTCTTTGTATCGTAGTCGTATTGTTTACTACTCTCACCCATATGCGTGCTTTCGTCTTATTAGCGTTGTATTGCCAAGGTTGTCGAGTATAAACAATGTTTCCTAATGTAGTAAATGGTTTAAAATGTACCGAATCTTGTGTTGCAAAACTTGCTTCATTTTTAGGTAAATATGGCGTGTTTGACGTATTGTTCGGGCTGTACCATTGTATTCGTAGATAAACTTGAAGCGAATCGCTATGGAACCCTATCAGTGTTTTCTGCGAAGCGTATTCCCAATTAAAAAACAATGAATCGCAAAATTGGGTATGGAATATCTCGCTTACATAGTAAACGGTATCCCTACTTGTGTTTAACGTCTTATTCCCATCGCCTACCACTTGATTACTTACATCAATCAGTTTGTTCAAATCTCCCCTGTATGCAGGTATCTGGGCGAAACCTGTATAAACAAAGGATATTAAAGCCAAAATTAAAATTATTTTTCTCATTTTTTCTCCTAATTAAAATTGAAGTAAACAGTGATATTGAGAATAACGTCTTTCCAAGCCTTTGATGCCAACAACTTGCTCTTTATAGATCTGGGCTCCTGGTTCTTGAATGTTCTTTTCTACTTTCATATCCCAACCTGAATGAGTTACCGGTACAAAAGAAGGATAACCTGGATCAAGACAAATCGCCCTCGTTGACCAACCAGCTTCTTCCATTGCGAATGAAGGAATTATATTCAAGATACCACCTGTAGTTTCAATCGTGTCGACATGTAATCGGAAGTGCCTTGACATCTCCGGGTTAGTTCTCATGAATCCGGAATTGTAAAATGCTTGCTTGAGCCGTGCATGAAGAGTATAACCTACCCATACGTCTCTTTCAGAACTACCGCCTAATCCAAATATCGCCGGTCCCAAATTGAGTAATGACTGATAACTTAAATTACCAGGGTTAGTCAATATATGAGCAGGATCTTTTGGAATAAACTCGACCACTCCGCCCATTGTGTAAAGTACCCTACCCTGACTATCAACGCTTTTACCTTTCTGACCGAACAAATATTTTCTTTCTACATCCATAACCATTCTTTTTCTCAGCAACATTCTGCTAATATCCAACGGTTTCTTGTCACTCCAAAGTTCTTCGATTTCGCTTTCAGTGGTCATTTCTACTGCCCATTTGAATTCTTGAGTGAAGTTGTTATCAATGACAGGGTTCTTGGTCAAACCTGTTGGTGCATTGGTACCTTCACGCCATGCGGAACCACCACGTAACAATATATCACCTACCTGAATCCCTGCTACTGCCGGATTAGCACGAATACCTGCATTGATCAAATTGATAGGTACCATCCTTCCACCAAAGTCAGTCGCTCCAGGACCTTTAAAGCATCGCATTACAGTAACATTTGTATTACCAAATCCTGCTGAATTGGGAGCACCAATGGTTGTAATTAGCATTTGTTCGTAATCCACATAAGGTATACCTTGTGCGTCAATTCCAAAGGTATTTCCGAAATTGACAATAGTTGGGTCATTGCCCATTGTATAATCCATAGGATTAGGTGAGTTTGCCGGTAAAGCCGGTGGAATCGTGTCGAGTAACTGACCGCCACGCATGGGTTGTCCTTGGACAAAAGCAAACCCATTAATTCGATATAGGATATCATTAGGAACTAACTGTGCCGCTTGAGCATTTGTCAAACCAAATGTATCGTGTGCATTAGCCGGTGCTCCTGGATCTGCAGATGCTACAACGCATGTAAAAGTGCGATCCAGCTCTGTTAATTCATATACTTTGTGCTCTCTTGTGTTAACATTCTTCCCTGCCGGGAATCTTGTGTGCAAAACCGAGCTATAACTGTTCATTGCTCTAGTAATGAACGCCATCTTGCCTAAATTGGTAATACCTCTTTTTAATAGTCTTTCAGGGATTTGGTGACTAGTAAATAGTCCAGCTATATTTCCGCCTTCCCTTGCGACATTCGGGGTTACTGCCATGGTTTCCTCCTATAAATATGTTGCTTAATAACTTATTCCGCCTCGTGCTATAATAGCATCCGAAGAAAAATAAGGGTTTTCTTCTTCATCGTTTTCTGTCCTGCTTTGTCTCTGTTGGTGCGTGAGTGGAATACCATTCGTTCTGGCAAGTTCTTTGGCGTAAGCCTTACGACCTGCATCTAGCCCCTTTTGGTAGGCATCTGAAACGTATTCATCAAAGTAAAGAGCCCTATGCATATCTTGTAAGTCGTACCTAAAATTGCTAAGCTCATCTAAAAATTCCTTGTACTCATTTTCCGTATAATCGGCTTTGGCAAAATATTCGTTAAATTGCCTTCCAACTTCCTTCTCTAATCTTTCAGGCTCGACCTGCGGGGTTGTAGGTTGTGTTCTCATTGCTAATCGCTCTTCCCAATTAATCTGGTTGTGCCTGTTCACTTGCTCTATAAACCTTTGCTGTTCAAGCAGCATCCGTGAACTCATAGATTTGGGATCCAATATATCATCTTTATCAAAATAACGGCGGTAATTCTCTCCAAATGTGTCTGTCATGTGTTTCTCAACATATCTCGTCATCTCTTCTTCACTTAATCGTGGAGCAATACCATATTGTAATGCAATTTCAGGAAAAAGTGTTTTCATCATCAATTCGCCATCTTCGCCTTTTACCGCCTTGCGGATTGCGAGTAATTCATCAACGTCCTTTTCTTTGCTGATTAACTCATTCTCGTAGTTGTCAATAAAAGCTTGACTAAATCCTCCCTCTTTGTAGAATTTAAGCACTTCCGGAAAGGTAGTCCGGTAAAAATCCAACTCCTCCTTCTCGTCTTTAAATTCATAGGTATCCGGTAACAAGTCTTCAGGGAAATAAGCAGGTATGTCTTCAAAAGAATTCTCTCCTGAATCATCTCCATCTAATCCATCTTCTCCTGATGGTGTTTCTTCATAAGCTTCATCATCCGTTTCTCCTTCTTCGTCCTCTCCCTTTTCTCTTTCCTGTCCTTCCAGGTCATCGTATCCATCTTCATCGTCATATCCGTCGGTATATGGAACCTCCCCATAATCTTTATCATCCTCATCATTGTTAATAATCTCTTCCTGTTCTAGTTCTATGTCGTTATAATGACTATCTTCATCATCATAAATATCATCAACATAATCATATTGATCTGTATAACCGGTATCTTCGTATTCGGCTGGCATTAGTTTTCCTTTTTATTAAAACATCATACTTGAACTATTATCTTCTTCAGGTGCAATAGCATCAATTGCTTTTTGCTTTTCTACTGCAACATCTTTTTTCGCATTAGCTGCATCCACATCAACCTTGTTACTAAGTCCCTTTTGATACAGATTGTTTTCTAATGACTTATTCTTTTTCTGTTCTGCATCTAAAGCTTGTTGAGCTTGCTGTAACTGTTGCTCCATCTGCTTAATCATATCAATATCTTCTGCTAACTGTCTGGATTCAGGCATATCGAGCATTTTCAAAAACGTTTTTGTTAAATGGTCAGCAACGTATGGATTTTTAGTTTGTCCTGCAACCACTCCAAGTAATTGAGCATACATGGCTCTATGAGTAGGCAAGGAATTGCTTATTTCTACTCTTACTTTAAATTGGGTATCTTCTACATCACTAAGTATTTCTAATTCCTGTTCATCGCCGTCCATATCGAAGTACATCAAAGTCTTATCCCTGGGAGCATACATTTGCAAAAACTTAACTGTTGAATATGCTAAATCTTGTAATGAGTACTCAAGAGAACGTGCATACAATTTAGGACGTTGCGAACCAAAATTTTGCAAACTTGTTGTTCCCGTAGCAGTAGAGGGAGCTTGGCTATTATCGCCCTGCATCACTCCAAATATACCGGTTACGTACTCGACCAGGTTTTTCATAGCATCAATTACATAAACAGTAGCCTGACTTAACGGCGACGGTTCTTGTACAACCGGTTGTCCCGCATTTGGTAATCCTGGATTAGGAATATACTCTATCCATGCATTTGGCAATCTCCAATGTTTTTCTACTTGAGCCTTATCCGCTATTGTCCCTCTTGCGTATAATACTCTTCTGTTATTATTGACCTGCATGTCGTATATAAGCATTGACCAAAATTTATTTTGAGCCTTAACGAAGTCTTTTACATAGTGGACTGTCCCATAAGTCTTGTTAGGTGACAAATTGTGCTGGAAGCAAATATGATGGATAGGATACTTATCAGTTTCGAGTACATCGCTTTCTATTTCATTATTACCAACTAATAAAGAATACCTTATTCTCTTCTTTACTACCTTGGTCACATTCTCTACTTCCTTAATTTCCTTGCGTTCTCTTGCAGGCAAATCCTTATCTAATGTCCTGTCTTCAATCTCCATCTGGAACCCTCTGACCATATCAGGCATTTGATAATATTCTATTCTCATTTTTTCTATTTCATTTGCTAGGTCTGCTGAAGTACTTGCTAATTCATTCACTCCTTGCCCGACTACCTTCCCTGCTTGAGTTTTCTGTCCAAAGGTCTCTGCGTCAACTAATTGGTCTTCCATGCCGTCTGTTTCAATCATTCCTTGACCCATATCCATACCTTCTTGTTCCATGCTTTGAAGTTCGGAAAGAGCTTCTTCTATTTTGGCTCTTAGTTCCTCTTTCATTCGGTTAGGAATTTGAACGATTTTTGGTTTCTTTAATGAGATATCACCTTCGTCGGAAATATAAAGATTAACTTCATCTTTGTAGTATAATTCTCTAATAGTTACATACTTTTGATCTCTTGACCTGCCATCAGTTTCATAAAAATCAGCGTAGTTCTCGTCATCTGTTATAACATTTCCTGTATTGCCTTCGTATAGATCTTGTTTAATATCAATATCATAGGTCTTTTCCGCTTGAGAAACTAACATACTGCGGGATATGAAAATATACTCGGCATCACTAAAATCTTCTTTTTTCGAATCAGGATCAATAACTAACCATGACCAAGGTACATGCTCAATTACACAGTTAAAAGTGCTTTCATTAAAGAAGTTACTCCGTCTTACCCGAATAAAACCACTCCCTGCTACAAATGCATCCTTTATAGCTAATTTCAATTCCCGATCACCCTTGCTCTCATACCAACAACCTTGATAAGCCTGTGCGAATAAAACAGCAAAGTCACTTTGTGCATCAGTAGGAGCAATAATATGAGGATAAGGTTTAGTGCCTGTAATGAAAGAAATAAGTTGTTCAATTATAGCATAAGTAAGTTTAGTGCTTATTGGGATGTTGTAAGTAGCGTCTATCGTGGCCTTTTGATTTTTTGTGAATTGGGACTTAGTGGCTTCTACGTCATTGTAGTAGAACTCTTCATGATTCTTCCTTTCGTCAAATACGGATGTCCTAGCCGCATGTGCTTTTTGGTACCATTTATTAAACCGCTTTATCTTCTCTGGAATCATATTTGCATTGTCTCCGCTATATCACAATACAAATATAACTAATTATTCAATAAAAAAAATATATTTTAAAAAAAAACAGTCCTTGTGATAAAAAAAAAAAAGAGGCACCCATGACAGAAAAATTAAATGATGCCTCCAATTCTGAAAATGTTGTAAAAGGACATTTGCAAATGCAATTTACAACAAAAATCTCAAACTTCTAAATTAATTTACACGATGACCTTTCATAATCAATAGTACATACTCGTAACCATTTGCTAATAACTTATGGACAAATTCAGCATATAACATTTTTCGTTCTAATTCGTTTATTATCTCGTCCAACCCATTCATAAATGTTACTAGGTCTTCGTCAATTTCATTCATTGCAACATAATGTCCTGTTCCTTTTCCAAACATTAACGATAAAAGCTCATAATCGTTCATATTCGTTTCTATCTTAATTCTTTTCTTTAAATGACGGATAAATTCAATCCCTGTCATTCAACCTCCAGAGTTTTGCCATATTCGCAATATTGCCTTACAAGGCAGTAATTTAAACATCTTTTGTCAGATCCGGGACGGAATTCTATCCCACTGTTTGCTACTTTACTCGCCAAATCTTCTGCTTCTTCCTTCGATTTACATATTCCTCCATTCACTGCACGTGTGCCTGTTTTCCCCATTACTGCCCACTTATCTTCTTCTCTCCACCTTTCCGCTGGTGTGCATACTTGCAACTCGCTTTCAAAGTGTTTTTCTAACCGGTTTTGGACATATAGTTCAATTACATCATTATCTAATAATGGAGCATTAATCACTTGCACTTTTTGTGAAGGGTAGTCACTCGGTTTCCGAAGATACTGATTCTTTTGCCAATCCTTCAAGAAATAAACAAGCTTCGCACTCTTTACTTCTAATCCATAACTGCTAAGAAGCCATTTCAATATGTTTAATTGCCAAACATATTGTGGATCTCCATTAGGTTCGAAAATGAATTTATAAACTGACGTATCTTTGTAATCAATAAGTTCTTTTGTTACCGGATCGTACAAATCGTGTTTTCCACTAACAAAGAAGGTAGCTCCAGTATCAAGGGTTACCAGCCTTTCCACTCTTAATTCTTTAATATAGGAACTTCCTGCTAATTCCATAATATTATGCAATGAACTCCCCCGCATTAAATCCATAGCCGCTATAGCATCTATTCCCAAACGGTCTTTATACAAGTCCGAAAGGTGGCGGATCATTGGCGGTTTTAACAGGGTTGTCACGCTTATACTATTTTCAATTGGGACATAATCGTAACTGTTGTCAAAATAATTCTTAACAGCATCAACTATTGCTCTGGGTAATCCATAATGATTAGTAATATTCATTTTTATTCCTTAGTATATTTGAAAATATTTAACTCCGTGTCAACCGGCTGGTATGAAGGACAATCAAATAAATCGCCTTCAACCCAACCGGAAAACCACGTCGGACTGTTTTCACGTCCTATCCTTGCACACTGCATACCACAATCTTTCGATAACTTGCATGCATAATCTAAGTCATTCTCCTCGGCAGTTGGTATCCTCGGATCCATTTGTTCATTCGGCTCCATTCTTCCTCCGTTGCCTTTTCTGTTTCAAGTATTTCTTTAAATTCTAAATTAAGAGAAGAACTCCTAAAATATAAATCGTTAGCAAATTTGCTATGCCGACCTTTACGAAGAATACAATAATAATCCGATGGTCTCATTTCCACGCCCTCGTATTTAAGATATTGGCTTTCCGGATATTTATCTGGTGAAAATAGTGCATAAATATAAGCACTAAATTGCTTTAAAATATTACCATAAGGCATATCCTCCGTAATCGGTATCTTGTTCCAACGTTTTTCTATTGTATCCTTGTTCAACTGCGAAATTACAATCCCGAAGCTTTCAGTAGCTAGTGTCGCTTCTTTTATAATCTCCATCGTTCTGGTTATCCCGTCATTTTTATTTTCGGTTTTTCCCTTACGGTCATCTATTAAGGTCAAGTAATCCAAACACCAAATATCAGGTTTCTCAACGTCAAGATATTCATAAATATCCTTTGCTGAATGAAACATATTATTAGGTACAATCTTTATACGCTTAATAGCATCTACCCTTGGGTTATCCTCCGCCATGGCTTCCCTTATCTCTCTGGACAACTTCCGTCTTGCTTCTGCATCCTTATCAAGTGAAATCTTAATTATATCGTCCATTGATATTTTGACTAAGTTCTGTGTCAAATAGCTTGCTACATCTTTGGCAGACATTTCTTTCTCAAAATAAAGACAAGTGAAATTCGGGTTCGCCATTAATATCTGCAAACAAAACCATAGTGAAAACCGTGTCTTTTGGATACCACTGTCACCAATTAAAGCCATTATGTTCGATTTAAGCAATCCGCCTTGTATCTCATCAATTTGCTTAATATTAGTTTTAAATGCATTCGTAATTTGAACCGCATCTAACATCAGGTCTTCGATTGGCAACAAAGGTGGTCTGGTCTTATAATGTAATTGTTTGGCATGTGTTACAGCATCGTTCAATCTGCCTTTGTCAACTAAACCTAAAGCATAATTGAATTCCAGCGACAAATCCATTTTGGCCTGTTTTTCTTTTAATAGATGAACAGCATTTTGAACCTCATTGTTAAAAGACTTCGGATCTAAAAGAACTAGTTCTTGCGTTTTCCCATATACAGCATCTACCTCATATTTCTGAATAGGTAACTTATCGTCCATAATCTTAGATAACAAGGTCATTCTTGTTATTGCCTTGATATCCTGCACCTTTTTTGCAATGTCTACCATTTGAGAAAACGAATCCCGAAGAGGTAAGTCATCCGGGATTTTCCTGCTAAAACTTGTATCAAGTAGACAAGCAGCGGTTACGGTTAATTCAATTTCTTCATAATCCACTGCTCACCTAAAATGGTTCGTCATCTGAAACATCATCAGAAATGTCTTCATCGTTCGGGAGTATTTCCTCTTCTATTATCTTATTCAATCTTGCCTGATTAATCTTATTTGCCAATATCGCACCAAATTCGTTATAAACCGCACCAGTGCTATATACAATTGGTTCCCATTGCCCGACAACTGACCTTTTCCAACCGGAACTGCCTGGATAACCTTTTATGTTGAAGTAACCGTTATTTTCCACATATCTGTCAATAGAAGTTTTGAATATCATTCCTATTTTAGGAGGAAGATATTCTACTTTCCCAATTTTCATCATTTCAGGATCGAACAGGAATAATCTTCTTGCGGAGTATTCCAGCAATTCCTTGTAACATTGCTCCTCATCATAATCTGTCCATTGCAACAGCAATTCTTTCCAATCTGCTCGTCTTTTCGTTTCTTCCTTAACAAGATCAGGCATTATCCGCAATTCATCTTCAGGTATTTCTGCATAAGTCCGTGCCGACGTGAAATCAGCACCTTTTGGCAGTTTCTCTTTCAGAACGCAATGAGGATATAAAGCTACAACTTCTGGTTTGCCGGATATCCTGTTTATTTCATCACCACCGCCCATTTTGTGCATATCGCCTATCTTGTTTCCTTTTTTGCCCCTTAACTGATACAAAGCTCTTGGACTGTAAACCGTAAAAGTAGCCACAGCCGGATATCCAGGTTTTATCAAAGCGTCATTTTCTTTTGTTGGTTTCCATATTTTATCTTCACCGTCATTCCTTGCTAAAATAGCGATTGTAAATTCAATCCCACTGTCTTTATATGTTGGCTCTAGTGGGATGTATTCCGCACCGGTTACTTCCGCATCTTCCTTGTTAGTCTTGTTCATATCATCTATTTGCTTAAGATGTGCCCTTGGATAATCCATGCCAATAATTATAGCATCAACTATCTCACCTGTTTTCAGATCATTTTCTGATCTGTTACTCCGGTTTTTTTTCCCATCTTGGTAAGTCTTCATATTAGTTCCTCATTAGTTTATAAATTTGATATGCCTTCTCAGGCTTTGATATAATCTCATTTGATTGGTTAAAGGTATGTGTCAAACATTGATACAAATCATATGCAGATATCTGATCATTTTCAATTCGGTATCGGCTCTTTTTATCTTCAAGCAGTTTCGCAGCTCCGACTATTGTGCTTGTCGGTATCACACTGTTTTTGAAAGATGCTTTTCGTAACATGTCCCCCAGCATCACATTCACACGAGTGGAAGAATACATGGTTTGTGCTAAATAAGACTGTATCTCATTGTACTTCTCAACGTACTCATCTAACAAGACAGACGCTTGTTTGATAAAAGAATACACAGGTTCTGTATCGCTATTCAATGGTTTGCTTATAATATCCGAAGCCCTGAATATGCTAAGATTCAAACAGGCAGAAGCCATATCGCCAAAATATGCCTTTACGATAGGTGTTTGCAAATCCATTGCATATAAGAACCCGATAGTATAGTTACTCTTTTCGTCATACCCGTCTCTTAACCTTTTCTCGATTAATACTCTGGGATATGCTACGTTTTGAGTATTGTCATCATTCTCGTTACGAACTTCATTCTGAACGGAAACATGATAATCCCCATCTAGTGATTCAGTATGTTCATAGAACGGTTCTATAAGTTCACCTGGAGCCGGAAACTTAAACAACCCATTCGGACTTACATAAATTTTGGAATCAATTATTTCGCTAATTGTCATTTTAACCTCATACTAATTTAAGAATTTTTTGTTATTTTTTGTATAGTTAATTCATACCGGTTGGATTTATTTTTTGTCCATACGAATATGTATTTATATTTGTATGGAAAATTTGCATAAATATCCATTTCTTTACCATACTGTTTCTTACTTTTCGTTTGGATAAAAACAACTGAAGGCATATTGTTCATTTTTATCATACCGTCTGGTCCGAAAGTGTCATCCCAAATAAGCTTGTCAAATTCACCCTTAGGAATACCACATGGTTCACATTCGATATATCCACCTGCTCTTCGAACTGCAACATGGTCAAACAGTCCGAATATATCTTGGGCAGACGTTGCCGACCAAATCGTCTTGCCATCAACAATTCTCATAACAGCTGGAGGAGCTTTGACTGTGTGCACCAACCATCCATGCTCCTCCAGGTACTTATGAGTTCTTTTCTCATTGTCCTTCCCTTGTTTTGCACCTCTATTCTTTGCCATCTCTCCCTGTTCTCCTTTCATATTTCTTGTTTATTATTTTCTTATACTTATCTACACTGCCTTCGCATACTTTCAACCTTTGTCGCATAGCGGCTATGGTATCGGTTTGTCTTGCAATCCTGGCACTATCCTTTGCCCATTTCAATTCGTACTGAACTGCAATTATGTCCTTTGCGATTTGGTATTCGAGTGCTTTAAATCCCAAATAGACAACACCAGAAACGATTACTGATACAAGTATAAAAAGCCATAAGGTATCAAAAACATCTTTGACTTTTGTCATTAAAGGTATTTTCATCATTTCTTTTCCTTGCAGATTATTTCAGCTCTTTCTAAGAGATTTAACCATCTTTGGATATTCCCTTCAAGACAGATCTCTGCCGTGTTCCGGATTGCCTCTATTTCCTCAGCTATCTCGTCATAAAGAGCCTGGTGTTCTTCTACGTATTTCTGGAAGTCCTTGTCAAGACGCTTGATTTGTTTGCCAAATGTTCCTTTAGCGAATTTAGATTCTGCCCATGCCTTGCTGTCAAACATAGGCAATTCTATCAGGGATTGATTCCAACTCCCCTTGTTAAATTTTAGTCCTTTCCCAATTCCCGATATTATTTCATAAACGCCATCGCTATCAACAGAAAGCACCTTACGTGCTATCATGCTAATGATTAATTGATCAGCAAGATATTCATGCCAATTTATTCGCATAGTATAATAAGATCTTATATTGCCTTTCCACAGAAATGGACGTACAATATATTTTTCATACAAATTGAACTGTTTAGGCAAGGGCTTTTCAAATTTGCATATCTTGCTTAAAACTTCGTCTTGATTTTTCTTAATACTGCTAAGCAGTTGGCTAACTGTTTTCATTTTGAATCCTTTCTTTGTTGTCATAATTGTCTAATCTTTCTTGGTCACAACGATACTCTGCATCTGCAGATTTCATTGCTTCTATTTCTTTATCAAGCATTTCCTCTTCTTCAGCTTCCAGAAAAGCTTTTATTAGAAATAAAACATCTTTTCCAGACGTTTCAGCAGCGGCTTTAAAAAGTCCTTTAGCTGCTGCCAAGCAAGATATTACGCTGGGCATTGATCTGTTAATGCTCAAATGGACCATTGCGTCATTATCTTCCATGAGGACTTCTATAACAAATCTAATTGTAAAGTTATTATCTGTTTCACTCATTTTGAGATTCCCTTTCTTCAGTTTCTGTAAGTATTTTTAAATCTATTTCTTTTCCTTCGATCATCATGAGATATCTCATTATGTCTGGGATACTCTTCCCTAATCTTTTCGAAAGAGTCTCAACTAATAGACTCATGGCTGCGAAGCAATTCACCGCATTCAACATTCCTTCGTCAACACTTAATCGCGTCTTTATTTCGTCGCCGTCACCTGTAATCATAATTACAAAAGCAGTAGTGAATTTATCAGAATCCATCACCGATGATGATTTTATAAATTCTTGTTGTTTTTCAAACTCGTTTGTTTCACTCATTTTGAGATCCTTTCTCTATTGATTGTTTTTCAAATTCATCCATTATTTCAAGATACTTTTTTAATTCTTCTTTGACTCCAATTTGTTCATTAATAAAACGATAATAATCTTGGAGTTCTCCGACTGCCCAATCTTTGTACCGATCTTTAACACGAACAATACTATCAAGCAGGAACGATGCCAAATCATCGCTGCCGAGGAAACTTCGATGTTCAGAATCATATTCCTGCTCGATAAAGGAAAATACCATTCCCTTAACTACATGCTCAAGACTCGGTCTCACGAATGTACCTTCCTCATCTACCCTGTGCCTTGTTACATAAATTTCTTCACCCTTGCCATTCCCTGTAACAAGCATTGCTTTATCCAAATCAGTACATATCGTTACTAAAGAATAATCCCAACCGAGACACTTCTGAAGAATTCCTAATTGCGGGGTATTCATTCCTATACTCACAAGACTTTCGCCTTTATATCTCTCTATGGTTTCTTTGTATGGAGGGAATACCTCATCAACAAAATCTCCATAACCGATATGGACATTATTGCAAAACCAATTTTTGTCAACATAAACAATTTCCTTCCGTTCTCCTTTTTGCTTGTCCATTTCTTTGACAATGTGGGCTGGTATTATTTTATTAGCAATATTGCTGCCTTCTTCTACCCAAATAGGTACCGTTACAACGTAATACCCAGCTGTTGCAACTGCCACCTTGTTCCCAGCGTCAATATATAATCCCATCATTGCCGGTCTTGTAGCGAAATCAAGCACTTTAGGCAACATTGGATAAAACTTGTAATTACCGTTTATTACTATCATGATTGTTCCTTTCAGATTGTTGTACTATATTGAATTGACTTTTATCGTATCTGGGTGTTATCCTTTTGCGTGGATAGTTCCCTTTTCTTTTTTGCATATCTAACCATAAAGCATTTACTCTGTCTGCTATACGGTCTTCAATGAACTCTAACTTCTTGTGTAACCTGTAATACAAAAATATTATCAGCCCAACCAAGAAGAGTATTCCAATTTCTGTTATCATTTTCTTTCTCCCATTTGAAACATTTCCATAATAACATCTACACCGCAGTGCAAACAACTATAATCTTTTTCGGAATATTGCCTTAAAGACTTATTCCCGCAGGCTGGACAATAATATGATTCAGGTTGATTGTCAATCATTTCCTCCAATGCACAATGATCAACAGGTTGTTTTTCTAGCTCGGCGTTTAATAGGTCTATTAAAAGATCCTTCATTCTTTCCATAAAAATTCCCTTTCTGTTAATTAGCTTACCTGCACCAAATAAATTGATGCAGGACCGTTAATACATATCCTTGTTATACAGTTGCTATGTGAGACATTCTGTGTTCCTGATCTTCAATATTTTCAATTCATTATAGAACCGGTCAACAGTTTCTTCAAATCCAAGCCAAGCTAAAGTATTAGCTCTGTCGGTTTTGTAATTAGAAAATTCCTCACCTGAATTATCCCTAATATCATCAAGGATTTCGAATATTTCCTCATAATACTTCAAGAAGAACTTGTGAGTATTTGCAGTATAAATCAGTATCTTAACAGTTCCGGACTGACATCCATAATTAAGGATATCTTTTATGTGGCCTTCTATATCGTCCTCTTTAAGAAGATACCGAGCAACTGCCTTTTCCAAATTATTCCCTGTCTGTCGCTTTTCTTTTAAATACTCTTTTATTCTTTTCTTTGTCATAGTAAATCCTTCTTTAATTAAACATAACATCTTCAATATTTTTTAGTATTTCATCCTTTTCCAGCACGTTTGCTACATACCCTGGCGGGAAATGGAACCTTCGTGTGACGATCGTGACAAGCTCTTCTAGAGAATACATCTTTCTCCAATACTTGTCAAATTGTTCAACAAAGCATATTTTTTCTATATGATCCTTAATAGCAAAAGTATGCTCGATATGCTTATTTAAAGCAATTAACTTAGTCTCATAGTCTTTTTCAGTCATTCTTGCACCCTGCCTGTATTTCGCTTTCTTTGCAGATTTTGGGGCGGACTAACCGTTTAGTGCGTGTCAGCCATCTCTTATATAACCGGCAAAAACCAGGCAAATGCGGCACTTTCGATTCATGGGTACTAAAAGCATTCAAAAAAGGACACTTCTTCCGGCAGTATCTACCGTTTTTCGAAGTCCGAATTTCATGGATTTCTTCTTTCGTTGGGTTCTTGACATCTGTGACTATTAATGGGCTTCTAACAATTACTTTTCGTTTCATTTGGTATTCCTTATTGTTGCAAATGTTTAATATAAGATTTAACTGCCTCTATAAATCCCAAATACTCTTTAAGGTATTGTGGGTTATTTTTATGGCTTTCTTGCACCCTTCTCTCAAACGCCTGCAGATCCGCTCTGTAACATCCACAGACAACCTGAATATGACCATCCAGAATATATGCAACTGTTTGGTCGTTTCTTGAACCTATCTTTTTTGAAACTATACGATTGGGGTTGGATTGATAACCACTGCAATAAGTGCAATCATAACAATTACTGCAATCACGGCAATCACTACAATAACTGCAATAATGGCAATCACGGCAATTACGGCATTTATAACAATTAAGGCATTTATTGCAATCAGGGCAATTACGGCAATTATTGGAATCATCGCAATAATGGCAATTATTGCAATTACGACAATTATTGCAATTATTGCAATTAAGGCATTTATTGCAACCACGGCAATTATTGCAATCATTGCAATTATAGCAATTACGGCATTTATAACAATTACTGCAATTACTGCAATCATGACAGTTAATTAAAGTATCAGACATTGCCGTCGCTTCCTTTTCAGAATAAATCAATGAATTCCAGCTGTTCCCATTCGTGTCTATCCATTGTTCATCAATTTTTTTCATTTCTGCTCCTTCGTAGATAAATAAATTCCTGCTAAAATATCAATGGCTTCATCTCTGGCGGCTAACTTAATTTCTTGGAAGTGAATCTCTTCCAACTCAAAAGCACGGTTTATTAGTTCTTGCTCTCTCTCCAAAATTGCGGCTTTTATAAAGTCATCAAATGGATAATTGTTGTTATACAATTTTTTTTCATCAAGAGCGATTATCGTTATACTACCCCAACCATTCACATCAAAATTAAATTTAACATATTCCCTGTTAATCATATATCCTTTAGATGAGCTTCGGTTCTCTAGCATTTTGAAGTATTCTTCGATTTTGTCTTTTATCATTTCTGCTCCTTAAATTTGTTTGAATTAATTTATTTCTTTTTATAATGAAGACAAAGCCCGCATTGCCTCCCTGTAAACCTACCGGTACTGAATCATTTGAAGTTTAGTTCTGGGTGCGGGCTTATGTCTCCCCTCCTGTATCTCTCTTTCCCTCCTTAGCGCCTAGCTCTCACCAACTGTTGCCTTACACCATGAGAGGAAGAAGGAAAGGTAGAAGGGTAAGGTATTAGGTACTAGGTGATAGACACCATCACAAATTTAACTCTTTTTTTTAAATTAAAAAAAATTAATTTGCTTCGTGTCTCTTTTTTCCGTAGCTTTGTGCAGCTCAACCACACAATATCTTATATTCTTTATTTATATATTATATACTATATATTATATATTATATATTCTTTTAATATAATCTATACTACGTATATCTTATATTAAAAGAAGTTTATTATTATCTATTATCATTCTTATATAGTCTATACTTCGTATATCCTATATAAGAATATATATATACATAATATACAATACCCTATTTTCCTTCTTTCTAAGGTTCTTATTAAAAAGATGCTAAATTAACCTGTATAGTACATAAATACCCTTATTCCCTATTTAAAAAAAATAAAAAAAAAAAATAAATAAAATCACTCACGGTACTAAAATTATTTATATCAATAAAACCATACGTGGTACTTACCCACCCTTCCCTCCGAAGGAGTATTAATGTGCCACCCCTATGGGTGTACCCGGGGGTATGTTGTTTGTTGTTCACTCGGTAGCTCGTTCGCAAGCTCACTCGCTACCTCGTTCACTTATCATAGGGTACCCAAGTGCAAAAAGCACTTTTTTATTATTCACCAACTGAAAGGGTTCAACCATGTTAAAGGCAATTCAAAACAATTTGAATCATTTCCAGGTTCTTCCTGGGAATGTATTGCTTTATAAGACTCTTGATCATGAGAGATCTATTATAACACTCGACGATGGAGAAGTCGTTGATTGTTCGCCTATTCCAAAAGCTGACATTGTCAACTATTTGGAAGAGAATGGAAGAACTGACGACAAGACAGGTGTCAGATCTTCTGCCGTTAGGTTTGAAAACATGATAGTGCAAATAAGCACTGTTTTCAACCAGCCTGATTCGTTTTTCATCCGTGTGATGAAATCGAATTAGCCCTAGATTAGCCAAGGTGTGCTTCGCACACTTTGGCTTGTTTTTTAAACCTTACTGATTTAACCTAGCCTTCCTATATTAGTATATACTAATACTAAGTAAATATAGGTTAGGTTAAAATCTTGTTTAACCTTGTTTAACCTATCCCTAAGGTTTGGTACAAGATAAAAGTTAGAATAGGTATATTATAGTATATATATATTAACCACAAACAAACAAAGGAGATCAACATGAAGCCAGCAACATGTAAAATTATGTTCCACGAAAATGGTGTTACATACACCATATTCGACCACAACGGAGAAGAGACAGCAACGTTTTTGAATCCATCAGCTAATGACTTAACCAGGTGGAGTTTAGCAAACGACTGTTTTCTCATCGAAGAGTTCGAGGAAGAAATAGCATTATTCGAACCTGAAGGGGACAGTCTATATCGTTATGCCAGAGCGATATTAGACGAGAGAGTGAAAGATTTAGAACGCAAATTAACACGGCTTGAGTTGTTATTAGCAGAATAGTCTAGGTTAACACCTAGGCTATTTTTTTTTATTTTGGTATTAACAGATATAATAGTAATTTTGCATATGAGGTTAATAGAAAGTTACAGCAAGCATATAGACAAGCACGAATGGGAGTGTTACGACAGCCACACTGAATTTAGTCAGAGTGAGCATTATGCATTACACAACCCGAACTTATTAGATGCCAAGCCAGGTGAATACATAAAGAGCAACAATGGTTGGTATTTACCAATAATAAGCAAGATAGAGCACAAGCGAGGCAAGACGCAGTACACACTGATAAAGATAAGAGTGCCCAAGCATTACATACTAATAAACAGGAATGATTTAACAGGGAAGATAATTAAATATTCATTTCACTTTGATCCTGACGGACAGAGGGCAAGGCACACATTCAAGACGGTCAGATTAAAATTCTTTGCCAAGTTAGTAGCGAATAACGTAGACATATACACAGCATACCGCAAAGCATATTTAACAGGCGAGAGAAGGACAATACAATTACACATTTTGGACAAGTTAATATCTAGTGACATATTTTACGAAGTATTGAAAGAGCACGGTTATATGAAAACATTAAAGAACGAATTAGAAGCAGAAGGTGTAACAATAACCTCCATAGCCAAGAAATTAAAAGATTTAATAGAGGATCCTGACACACCTGCACCAACACTCAAATGGGCAATGGACTTAGCCATAAAGTACTTAGAGGAAAAGACGACTGAGGTCAAGATAAATCAATTAAATATACAGCAGAACCAGATAGACAAGCTTATTGGAACTGCCAATAATCCGGGTGGGATATCTGTTCATCCTCTTTCCGAGCTTGAGCAAGAACAATTCCGGACAGACGAGTTTCAGGAGGTTGAATCAACTTAGCAGCCATAGCGACACTATCAGGATAATCATCATGATCACCCATACCTAACGAGATTAATTGAACGAACATCTTATGTATAAGAGGATTAGGATTGCATATAATATGTTTATACCTTTGAACAATAGTAGTAAGGACAGAATGTATTCTTTCTTCTTTCTTTAAATTAGTATATTCTTCAATAACAGGAACCATAACCCCTTTCTCATAGAACGTTCTTCTAATTTCATCAACAATAGCCTTTTGCTGACCTTGAGCTTCAACGATTATGTGAGATATTTCATATTGTTTAACAAGTTGGATTAGTCTTTCGCAGATACCTGGACGACCTTCATAATCATGAATAGAATACTTACCACCTTCAATATGCGGAATAACAGGCAATACAAGCCCGTCACGCTGTTTTTTTTCTAAGGCATACTCATCATAGCCTACCTGATAAAAGTACGCCCTGCAGTAGCCAAACACAGAAATCACAGTATCGTCTGCTAACAAGTTTGTCGAAGTCGCAGGATCCACTCCAATAGCTAATACAACTTCACCTTTGAACTTCACATTATTAAGAGTAAACTCTGCATATTGGATACTAGTATTATAATCATTAGATTTATATATACTAACAGGGGTTTGGACAAAGCTTTTTTCATCAATCTCCATAGTTTCAGGAGCTTTAGTAACATTCATGTATTCTTGATAGAAATAATCATAGTCATGATGGTCAGCTGCGTCCTTATAAAGTTTTAGTATATACCACAGGTCATGCCTGTCTGGCCATGATAGCGTATTATACTCCTTTTGCCATTCATTCATAACAATTCTATCCGGGACTTCGTCAATTCCGCTATCTTTCCATTGTCCAATTAGTTTATTAAGCTCTGGTAAGGATATAATTGGTCTTTTGATACCTTTCCAATTCTCACTCTTTTCAAACTTAGTCAATACAGTATCTTGGTGCACTAATGTACCTAGCCATAATATCTTTCCCTTGACCGAATCGGTAGAATTTGCTAACTCACTGAAAAACCAATAATTTAAATGTTCTCTTGTTTGTTGCGTTTTAGTATTTGCTCTCGAATACATATCATCAACTATTATTAATGATGGTCTTTTGCCTGCTACCTTAATACCACGAATACGCTGTCCTGCTCCTAATCCCCATACAACTGTACCATCAGCCGTCATAAACGCATTTTGCCGCCAAAGCTCATTCCTTTTACGCTTATTATGCTCTGCTTCTATTTGCATATATTTAGGATTTTTCTCACCGAACAGGTCAATCAAATCAGGACGGGTATCAATAGTAGCCTTAATGTCCGTAACGAACTGTTCAGCCCTTGCAGACGTTTCCGATGTTATAACTATGAAGTCCTCTTTAATAGGTGGCAGTTTGTACGTTCTCCCATTAATGGCTACGTAAGGGCTATATCCTTTTAAGTATAACAGGTATGTCGGGAATAGGAATGAACCTAGTGTGGATTTTGAAGCTTCTCGGTGGACGTTGAAATATCGTTGTCGTTCTAATCTCCTCTTGTGAAGAGGATTTAATAAATCAAGCAACAATATCGCCATTTCATAATGAAGTTCGCTGAACTTACTGTCAAATAATTCCGGAAATAAGATCTTACCAAATTGGAGTATGCCTAGTTCTTCGTAATTATCCTTGCTTGCAGTATTATCTAAAAATTTGGCAATAAGTTCAGCATTTGTCATCTTACTTCTTCTCTTTATTAGTGAAGAACGCTTGGATGTATGAGAATAACAAATATCCTCCACCAGACGAGAACCATAACACATTGTCAATTAATGGATCTAACATTGCTTCCGGAACTGTTATTTTGAAAAAACTCAAAACTAAAGTCAATAATCCAAACCCGACTTTAATCAAGCCTACTTTGGTTGTTTTTTTATCGGCATCCATCTTTGCTCCCTTGTATTTGTTTATTAATATAATTATTTTCGCAATATAGTCAATCAAACCGGCTGCATGCTTGATTATAATAGCAACTGATTTAATCTTGCTCATGAACAAATTGAAATTGTCATCTACTCCGAATTCTATTTCGATTGGCTCATACTTTCTCATTGTCCGCTTTAAATGGGCGTTGTCAATAGCTAATCTAATAGCTTTCTCTTTCAGCTGTTCTTCAGTCATTTCATGGAACTTAGGAACACTTGGCTTAGAATGAGCAGGCTCTAACAACCTGCCTAATTCGTCATATGGAAGACTACTTTCGGACACGTTTGATACCTATCGAATTGGGAAAAGGACTTTTAACTTCATCCTTAAATGGCTCCTCCTTGGCTTCGGGTTTCTGATTAGGAACAGGCCTATCTTGTCCGTCCGGTTCGGGTTTGACATCTTTGGCACAATCATTCTTGTAATTCGAACATGTTCGATTATAAAATTGATCAGTGTCCACTACCTCAAAATAGTGAGCCATTTGGTAATGAAACGCATTGTCATCACCAACAACAAGAGCCTGTAATGCTCCGCCCTCAACTTGGAGAGCAACCAACCAATATTCTTTACCCGGCAATATGTTCGGGTTGTGAATAGTTTTGTATTTTTCCAATAACTTCACCCTTATCGGGTAATGCAGCAAGTTCATAAAACCTCCTATTTGGTGTAATATAATTCTGCAGCGGTTTTTGCATTTCCTAATCCGCCGTAGATGTAATTTAACATATTTTCTTCAACTTTCATATTATACTTGTTTAATTTTTGCCATGGATCTCTATCATACATATTGTCAAAACCGCCCAAATGTGCCCAAGCATTAAATAACGCAACTGTTACAGCATTTATAGCGTCAGTTGCACCTTTCCCTAATACGCCGCTAAATCCTTTGCCTGGGTTCATCATAAAATCACGAGCATGTTTGGACTGAAGAGCTGCTTCATGTTTGCCTGTTTTACCTTCTGCTGTAAACATTAAATATAAATTTATTATTCCTGCTAATGTATTTGCCAATATCTCTAAAGGACCAAAAGCAAATCCGGACATTGAAAATATCTCACTTAAATCTTTTTCCGGATCTTCAAAAGCACTCATAATAGCATTAGCCGTAGTTGCTCCTAGTGCATTTACACTATATTTAACCAATACACCTAGTGCTTTAGATGTGAACATTGCAGTTGCTGTTCTTGTCATATCTGCTTTAGGATCAGCTAAATACCATTCGCCAATAGGAATACCGATTTTTGCCATATCGTTTAAGAATGTATCGAATTTTGGACCAATAGCTGTTCTATATGCATTGTACATGTCACGCCTGATATTCCAATATGTACTGCGGTCTTGTCCTTTTTCAAATCCAAAATTAGAAAATCTTAATAACTGCCGTGCCATTAATCCTTGCTGTTTCAGATTCTTCCCGTAATAGCCTATCATTTTATATTGGTCAATCTTAGCCTTATTTGCCATAAATTCAGGTGTCATTGAACCTAATCCGGACAGATATTGCGATTGATACCTGTTCATATTGTTTATAGATGAGGTAACTGCTTTTTTCGCACTCCCTATTTCATTAGCCGCTATCCTGCCCTTTAATGATGCAATATCAAGCAACTGATCCATGAGTGTCATAACAAAAATATTATCCCTGTCTGATAAGCCCTTAATCCTTGGAATATGGAAATATTGTGTTTCAATATCGTGTCTTTTAGTCTGGGAATTATACACATTTTTTGTTATTGGTACCTTAACCCATTCAAGCCTATCAACTACTCTTTTAACTGCCCGGCTGTTATATTCTGTACCGGCACGCAATTGTTCACCTAATTCATTGTCAATACCATAAGCAGGATCTAATTCTTGCATGCCTTTAGCCATTTTATTCAACAAGCTCGTAGTTGCTCCTGGTTTCCACCAAGGAGCTTTTTTGCCTGTTATCATTTCGTATATTGCCGCATTAGCTTTTTCTTCAGTCTCAAAAGCACGGTCTATAATACTATTTATTTGTTCTTGACCTAAAGTTTGTTTTGTTAAACCATGTTCCATTGCTACCAGATGTGAAGCGATATTAGCTATGTTCCTTTCATTAATCTCATTCTTCGTATCACCACTTTGGAACCAAGGATCTAACAATGCCCTAACGCCTCTACCTATTGCACCTACACCGTTTTTGATATATTTCCGTTGCGGAACACTGTTTTGATATATCCTGTCATAATGACCCATACTGTTTTGAAACTTTATCTGGAAGAACACACCTTGCAACCATTTTGTTGTAGCAGATAAGCCACTATACAACGCCCCTGCCGGATTGCTTGCAGCTACATGAAGCCCTGCTTTAAATACTCCGTCTATTAAATGCCTTAACCTTAAGTAATACAAAGCTACTGCAGCTTTGTCGCTGGCATTGGCCATGTATTCTACTATCTTCCTACCGCCACTTGTCTGCAACGATTCGTCAATTGCTTTTACTACTTTGGGATTCACTGTATTCTCCCAACTTTCATAAGATACGTTTTGTTCGCCTGTCTTAATCTCAACTACGTTTTTTATAGCATTTACTAGTTCCTGGTCATTGTTTATTATTTGGTTTAATTTCTTTCTTTGACCTTCCAGGATAGCTTTCGATAAGTATGTTTCACCATTTGCTTTATGCATGCTCTTAATCCTATCAGCAGAAATGTAACTCAAATCTTTTGACTTTGTAGGATCATTCCCAAAAGCGTAATATGCATCATAAACACCATTTGCATTCTTAATTTTGATACCGCCTAACATTCTAACCGGGATAGTCCTCCCGCCTTCAAGTCCAATCAAAACGATATCACCTGTGCTTAATCCCTTAGGAACAAACAAGTTATTGCCTAATTCGGCATTATGGAACTCTAATCTGTATTCTGCCGGATCAATAACTTGTCTGTAATTATAATGACCATTAGAAGCTTTTGAAAGTTCTGATATCGTATTCATGTGAGCAAATGGGTTAGGATCTTTCATGTTATCCAAGTATACCCGCATGCTTTCTGTAGATACATTGTATAACGAACCTTGTATTCTTTCACCAATATCTTCACCAAATGTTTTGATGCTATTTGACAAGTAAGTTGCTTTTTCTGTTTGGTCAAAATTTGCATTTAATAAATCGGTATATCCCCAATAAGGTTTGGATTTGCTCCCAGCCATTATTTGCTTAAATTCAGCTTGAGTACTTTCAAATGACTTAGTCTCATCCTTTTTATGAAAGACGGTTATGCTTTCTTGCTTTGCAGCTCTTGTAACAGCACTCTCGTGTGCACGTAAGACCATCTCCCTGCCTTTACTTGCTAACTTCCATTCATTTGCGGTATGTATTCTATGCCAAGGTTTTTCTAGATATTCTGACCATCCTAATTTAACCATCATGTCATGATAAGGATGTTTGTTCAAAGTATAATAGTTATTATAAACATGTTCTATTAACGTCATAAATTTAGCTTTTGCCTTAAGATCCGGTACAATCCTAAATCCCTCATCAAGCTTTTCCGCTTTAGAAGAAGATTCTTCAGCAATCGCATCAATTTCTGGAAGGAATCGTTTTATCATGAAACTCCAACCATTTCGGTCAAGCTCTACCCTCTCTTCCGGAGTTAATAAATCAATAAGTTTACGAATCTTATTCCTGCCGATTTGGAATCCTTTTTTAGCATTGCCTTTAAGTGAATTGTTTATTTGTTCGTTTATAAGTTTTACATTGTTTTGATAACTGTTCAATGTTTCTTCTGCCGGTTTAATATACTTTTGATCAAATATAGTAGAGACTTCGCTTAAACTTACTCCTTCCTTTAATGTCTTGGTAAGCCGATTAAGATCTTTTGCCTCAACATTCCCAATCCGGTCTATATAGGACTGAATTTTCATTAAGTCATTTAATATATTAACATTAGGATTAGCTTCTACTATTTCGTTATTACGTAAATATCTTTGTTCAAAATCTATTAACGCTTCTTTATAAGTCATCAAACTATTTTTATACGTCAAAACAGCTTCTTTGTAGTTAATGTAATCTTTCAACTGTTCAGTCAAATTTGCCTTCATGGCTGATAACTGTTCTGCTAAAGGTAAGTCTGAATCAAATGCCTGTTTATTAGTCTTTAACAAATAATATGCAGGATCATATGTCGAAGTCCCATCTGTGTTCATCATGGATCCTTGAGATTCAATCATGTTTCTTTCCCAAGCATCAACAAGCATATCCACTGCTGTGTTTACGTTTTCAGATGTTAAAGCGAAGTTTATAATTTTATCCAACTTCAAAGAAATAACACTTTCTTCTTTAACCCCACGATTACTTGCAGTTTGGATATCAATCATATCCGTTATTTTCTGACCACTCTTAATCCGGTTCCCTGCACCTTCAATGCTGGATGGTTCGATAACATTAAACCCGACTGATTCTAAATTCTCAATAGATTCTAATGCTAAATTGTTCTTGTTCAGTTTTTCTGACGCTGTTAATTGGTTATCTACATATTGGTTTTGGATATCAACATGAGCTTTCAATTCGGTTAACTTTTGTATAGCCCTTACTAATGGATACTGTTTAGCATAAGTACCAAAAGGCAATGACACTTCCGTATTGATTGCAGGATTGTGTTCCATTATTTCATAATGCATGACAGAATTACCCATACCGTTAAACGAAGGAATACCTAATATTTGTTCATTCCAGGAATAAACTGTTTTATTCCCTGAGAACTCATTTATCATTTGAGTAGGAATTCTTGACTTCAGGATTTGATAATTATGAATATCCTTTCCGGTATTCATTGTTTCAAATTTCTTTAGCATGTCTGCAACTGCCATTATATAACTCATATGAGCAAGTTTTTTCGCTATTTGCCTTACATCATTAGTCGGGCTTATTAACTTGTCATAATAACCGCCATCACCCTCAAGTTCACGTACAAGATCCGCCGGTCCATACATGTCCATGATTTTATCAAGATTGTCTTTTGCCCATTTTGATACTTTTTCTGGCGGCATTTTGGCTTTAATTGCAAGATTAGGCAATATCTTCTCCAAATGAGGAAGAAATACTTTCCGGTTCAAAACTTTCATATCGTCGTAATTGTAGTCTAATATAGACTTGCCTTGTAATTTAACTAATTCAGGATCCGGACTTTGTTCAATAATCTTAGCTAAAGATTTATAAAACTCATGATAACCGCTATGTTTCAAACTTGTTTCAGTATCTTGCAAAGATTCAATTGACATTTCCAATCCTTTGATCCCAATACTTTCACTTGTAATGCTCTTAGTCAAATGATCATCCAAAGTTACTTGAGGATTTATTTTCAAATTAATACCTTCATCTTTTAAATAACTAATAGCATCCCAAGGATTGTCCATTTTGTTACTTGCCAAATAATCCTGTGCTCGTCCTTTGCCGATATAGTTCTCAGTCTTTTTATGCAGAGTATATTTCGGATCCGCATGTTTTGGGAAAATCGGGTTAAATATCCCGCCTATAATCTGTTCTGCTAAGTATTTGCTTAACTTTACAGGGTGAAAAGCGATATAGGTAGCTAATATATCCTTATCAAGATTTAATCCGCTCTGTGCAGCTTCTTGTGCCATATTATGGGCAATGTTCTTTACTATCTTAGCTCTTACTTTACCAAATTCTTTCTTGTTAATAGGATTTTGAATATCAATCAATTCTCTGAACTTTTTACTTTGCAACAAATCAGAAGGCAACCAATCAGGCACTAACCGGCCGTCTTTGTCAAATATCTCATTTAGGTTAATCTGTTTCTTTACTTCTCCGCCACGATAAGCATTTAATACTCCATCTTTTGCTATAATCTGGGCATCATCCTTATTCCATACGACAAATTCACCTTTTTTAACAGGATTGTTATCAATCAAATATTTCAATATAGTACCGGCTGCGATTTTTACATTCGGGAATTTGTCACTTTTGAATAAAGGCAATCCTAAATGATCTTTAAATGAAGTCAGCCCATACAGCATTTCCATTTGTTCGTATTGATTTGTTTTGGTATTGAAAACTTCATACGGCGAACTGTTTCCTTCTGATGTATGCGATCTGTGACCATTATAAGCTAGATTGGCAACAAGAAAAGCAATATGTGTTTGTTCTGAACTTATCCATACCTTATCATTAAATTTCTTTGCGTTTTCGAAATGAGAAAACATTTCTTTAAGTTTCGGAAAACGTTGAGCATCAGCTTTAATAGTTTTCGAAAGACCAAGTAATACTTCATCAATTGAATTATGCATTTTCTGAATAGCAATCATGCGAGTTAATTCATTGCTATACTCATTGCGTGAATGTTCCTTTCTTAATGGCCAATTAATACCTTCATACCCTATTACAGAATATTTTATGCCATTCTCTGTTAATACAGGCCAAGAACGTTGATTTGAAACAACAAAGTGCTTATCCCGATTATTCATAACATATTTATCTGGTGCAAATTCATTCAAATATATATAATCACTATTAGACCTTCCTGCCGATTTCTCATTAGCATATTCTATCCCAGGAAATGCTTTTCTAACGGCATCAATAAAAGCAGGATCGTTCTCGTACATATTCTCTCTACCTAAATAAGCCATGACAGGAATACCGTCACCTAACGAAATTACATGTTCAGGCTTATTCAGGACAGGAGATGCAGTTTTAGCCTTCTCATCAGCAAGCCGTTTAGCTATAGCATCGGTAAATGAACCTGCTTGCTCTTTAGTAGTTGTCGTTTCGTTTGGGAATCGGTTGAATTTCTTGTATCCGAATTCTTCTGCAAGTCTTCTGTTTAGATATGCGAATGTTTCCGATGCACGCCAATGCAATTCTGCCAATCCTGTTCCTAACCCATCTTTAGGAAAGACAAGCCCGCCTGGGTATTGGGAAAGTTTTGATTTTATATTTTGAATATCAGCATCAATGATTTTTTGGTTATTTGACAAGTCATTGTCTGACATATAAGCAGCAGCATCTTTAGATGGTGCCAATTTAGTAACAATACCTACTGCATTAGGTTCTTTTCTAATAACAGCTTGTCCGCCACGTCCCTTTCTTGTAAGATTATCACCAAATACATATAACTTATCAGGGTTTTCTCTTAACAATTCCGGATTATAACGATGCACTTCTTCTATTTTTAGAGCTGGTTCCGAACTAGGCTTTGCCGTCAATGGTTCGGTTATACTTTTCACTTCTTTAGGTTTGATCCGGTTCTTCCCTTCATGACCATAAACGGTATATTTGGCTCCAATCTCCTCTAAATAATCATGGAAAGGTTGATCTATCCAACTATTCCCAACTACAAAATCATGGCCTTGATCATGCATTACCTTTATCTGTTTTTTAGTGCTATTGTCTAAGCCTATTTTTGCAAGTTCGCTATTACGTGCTAACATAATGGTATGGGTTCCAGGAATAGCTTCATCAGGTAAATCAAAATAAACCATTCCCTTTTCAGTTCCAAGATGTTCTGTGCTTCTACTAATATTGTTTTCATTCGAGAAGTGAAGACTTGATGTAGATGTAGAACTCTTTGTGTCTTCATTAAACACTTCCCCAATAAACCCATCAGCTACTTCCCTCATAGCTCTGTCAGCACTTGTACCCATAGCCCTGTTATTAGGATCTCGGTCAAATTTGCCCATATCCACATATTTCACACGCTGTTCAGGTGCAGCTTTGTCAGTAGTTGTTTTGCTCTTCGGCTTGAACCATTTATGAGTGTCTTTATAACGTTGATACCCGCCTTCCTTTAACATACCCTGGATTATTTCGTATATTTCGTTTTTACCCTTATTTGCACTTGGAGCTTTTACTGCAAATGTGAATCCTAGTACATTGCTGTTAATTGCATTTTGCAATTCTTCGTATTGCTCAAATCTATCTGTTGGTACAATCCCAACAACGTCCTGCTCTGTATATTCATCTGTGTTTACAATATCAGATTTTTCTTTTAATCGGGCATATAATTCAAATGGGTTGTCCCCGACCAATAACTTAGTAGCAGGAGCATGAATCCCCTCTAATCCTTTCAAAATACCATAAGCAGCACCTAACTTAGTTCCCGATACCATTTCTTTCAGCATTTCACCTACTTTAGGCGGTCCTGCCTGGATAGGTTGGTCAGAACTCGTTATTGGTTGCTCATTCAAAATTTCAGCTAATGCCCTTGCTTGTGATACATCGGTCTCGGCAAACTTGTCTGTGAGAGGCTTCCCAAGTGCTTTTTGAGCTAAATCTTGTTTAAGATCAGGATTTTCATTTAAGAATTGTTCCCAAAGACTTTTATATTTACTCCAACTGTCTTCAGGTGTAATATTATTTAATGGTTTTTTGCCTTTGCCTAATCTCCAATTGTCACCTTGGCTGCGATAACCCTTGATATCCAATTGGTAAGCCTCTTCAATTGTCCTTCCGTCTTTTAACCTTGCATTTAAAGCACTAAACCTCTTATCCCCCGCCGAAGACACTTCATATCCGCTTTCTGCATATCTAGCCCACTCGTATTTTGTACTTAAAGACGAAGGTGTCGCATCTTGTTTTGTCTCACTTTGTGCAACTTCTTTAACCGATTTAGGAATCTGTCCAGGTTCTTCGCCAGGTATAGCATTTTGTTCTAACACTTCCGGAAGGAATTCCTTAGAAGGCGGTTCTATAACAGGTTCCACATCAGGCATAAGCTGTGATTCCTTCATATCGCTAGCTAATATTCTGCGATAATCTTTCAAAGTATAACGATAACTAGTAGCATCTTTGCGATTTGGGACATCATGGTAATCTAATCCTAATACCTTATCTACAATATCAGCAATATTCTGTTCATTCCACAATCCTCGTGCTTCTAATAAGCTAGGTTCTGCAAGCTTTTTAAAAATATCTCTTAATATTGGCATTGCCGGTTTACCGGTAGATTTAATATAATCCTTTAGGCTCATTGTTGTTTTATCAGGCAAGAAAACTGTAGCATCATTAAATACTGTCCGGTAAACAGCCTCTTCTCTATCAAATGGCATAGTTTCGTAACTATCCACAAATGTTTGTTTAAGAAAGGATAACATACCTAGCTTATCAATATCCAAAGCTGGATTAACCCTAACTTTAATTTCCTGGCTTTCCCTAGAATTTAGTTTTACTGATAATTTAACTTTATTGCTGGCGATACTATTGTTAGCATCTAGGGCGACTTGGTTCAATACGTGTCCAATATTATTTATTAACACAATACCCTTATCTTGTCCTAGTTGGTGTTTCGCCATATTCGAACCAAACTCTTCTGAAGCTAATGACATATTATTGTCTTTTGGCTCAAGTCCTAATAGCTTGTTTATAACAAGATATCCCTTAGTATCTTTTTCTACTAGTTCTTTAAATTCATTAGCAACATCTTTGACTGATTTTCTCAATTCTGTAATACTATCTAAGTAGTCATATACCCTGTCATAATCGGCTTTGTTAAAGTTCTTGTCAGACCGGACATAATTTATACCGTCACCATCATAATCACCACCTGTGTATTTAGTAACATATTTACCATTCATGATAGCAACTCCGTCCATTGGTGATATACCTGCGAATTTAGTAGGGATTAGAACGTTAGTCATATCATCAGTAGGGGTCTTGTTAAAAAGCATCTTGTCACCTATTCTTAACGGTTCCATGTTATTTTGTTCTCGCATGCGATTTTCAAGTTCCCATATATCTTTCCCTATAACAGCTCCTCCTTCTTTTAGTTTGCCATACTCATCTATATAATCAGAGCTGTTTGTTTCAGGATCATAATTCATTTCAGCATCAATCGCTTCGCCAAGTAATTCTCTTGTCGTCGCAAGGACATTGTCCATATTTATATCAGGTGCAATCTTTGCATTAATAGTCGGGATACGACCTTTAATTTTCGATTCAAGATTCTGGAAAAGCAATATTTTAGCCAAAACAGTCTGACCACGTGACAGGAACGGCCCGCCAACCACATTGTCCAAAGAAAACAATAGCATTAATGAGTTAGGTTTGAATTTACCTTTATCGTCCAGCATCTCGTCAATCTTTTTGACCATATCTTCTGCTCTCATGTTATAAAGGTATTGTGCTTCTTCACCACTGTCATTATCAATCATTCTTTGGAAATGATGTTTAGCTGTTTTTAAATATATTCCGATGCTATTTAGTTCTTTACGTGAAAACTCGATATCTTCTCTTAATTTAGAAGGTGTAGCCAATACTCGTCTTCCTAGATTGCCAATGGTTAATAACGCATTATCAATTTTCCGGTACTTGTTGATATTTTGCCTTATCACGTTTCTCATGATCCTTGTCACTGCATTGCCTTCCGGCGTATTGAACAGTGCACTGCTCGCATTAAAGGCCGGTAAGGTTTCAAACCCATTTGAAGTATTTGTTACTTGAGATTTATGGACATACTGTTCAAACGTAAGAGCGTCATCACCTGTAATTTTTAACTTAGAAACAAAATGGTCGGGGATGGGTGCATTATTGTTTAACAAGTTATTCAATATGTTTGATTTCTCGAAATTAGTAGCTTCTGGATTAGATACCCAACCGTTTTCAGTTTGGTCTTCTACTCTAATTAAGTTATTGTCATTATTAAGAACATACCTGTTTTTGCCATCAGGTGAAGATGCAAACTTAACCCTCCTGGTATGAGCACCTTTCGAAGCAGTAGGGAATGACAATATCGCAATATTGTTATCTTGCATTGTTTCAATTACCTTACTAAGGAACTCATTGTTACCAAAATTTTTAAAGTTTTCCGGTCCCCATAACATACCTTTTGTTATACGGATATTACCATTGTCTTCATATTCGAATCCTTTAGGTTTCAATCCGGCTAATCCTTTTGTATCAGTTATTCCCAAAGACTTTGCAAGCACATCATATAAAGGTTGATTTAAACAGAATAATGCTCCGTCTGTTACATTATCATCAAAAGATTGTATAAATCTGTTATAGCTGTCTTTTAATTCGGGATAAGCATCTAACAAGTCAGTTACCATATCTTGATTAAAATTGAAAGTTCTTACTCTTACATCACCATTAGAATCTATTTCTGAACCATAAACATTCTTTAAACGTTCTTTTTGTTCAGGAACTTCCATTTGTTCTAATACCTCATCTTGAGCTGTAAGCTTAAAGTCATCATAATCTATAAGCTTATTATGATGTTCCGAGAATAAGATATTAGCATATTTATCTGTTCCTTTAATAAGACTAGGTTTACCATCTTTGTCAAACTTATTAAAATACGTTTTCCCGCCGGTATCTGTAAGCATGTATATATGCTTTGCCAATACGTCGTAAACATCGCTGGGTTTAGCATCGTCTTGATAATAATCAGGTACTTGACGGTTTTTTCTATTATCGGTATAGAATTCTAATATTTTCTGTTTGATAAGGCTGTTAACGGCAATGTAAGGTTCCAACTGTTTATCATCCATGCCTTGATATTCAGGTTTTAAAACTTCACGCATTTTTATAGGTTTGTCAAGTAAAACTGCAGGAATAACCTTGTCCATATCTAGCAACTTAACAGTGTTCATGACTTGCTCACGTTTCTGATAATCGTCATTCCATATATAGTCCGAATCCAAAACCTTTTCAAAAATTTCAGCATTTGCCTTTCTTACAAAATCATTTTTAGATTCACGGCTCATATCTTTTAGTTCCGGAATAATCATCATTTTCTGACCTGTCGTTTTAGGCAAGATGAAGACACCCTGGTCAATAGCTGAATGCAAAAACGTAGGCGAGAATGAGCGTGGATTTACCTTGTTAGCAGGAAATTGGAAGGTAAGTACAGTATTTATTTCTCCGTTTATATCCATTATTTCAGAATTGAATATTTTTTGTAACAATGGAATTTTTGTATCAGCTGCTATTCGTGAAAATCCTTTTTTGAGATAAGCAGGCTGTCCTCGATATGGTAATATGTTTTTCCCTGTTGGGTCAATATTGGCTTCTGCCATGCCTGAAAACACAATTGAATCATCTTCATAATCTCTTTCACGAGTTTTGATTATAAACGACTTTTTAGGTTCAGTATGCAATATCTTGCGAGCATTGTTATTTATTTCCAAAGGATCTTGCAGTTCGGGATTTTGTTTTAACCTTTCGACAACAGTTGTTTTGTCCTGACCAAGTAATTTTACAAATTCTTCATTTGTTAAATTTAACTTATTTTTTAGACTAACATAATTAACTTTTTCTTCATTATTAACTTCTCTTTTAGTTCCCGGTTCTTGAGGAGTTAATATTCTTGTTGCCTCTTCCATGAATTCAACTTTTTTAAGATCAAATTCACCACCAAGGATCTCGTCAAGGTCATCTCTCAATGAAGAAGTTGCCATTTCCAAAAAGTCAGGGTTATTAGAATCGTATGTACCCTTATTGCTCGTAGCCGACTTAACCTGGGTAGGATCAAAAGCTAATATTTCAAATCCATCATTAAATATAATTCCGTCATATCCCATGTTTTTAAGAATATTATACATTCCTTCTGAAATAAACGATATATCAGTATATTTCTCTGGGTTTTTGGCTACTTTCTTTTCTAATTTACCCACAGGGTTAGTAACTTTATCTATTTGTCTTTTGACTTGATAAAGAGAAGAAGCTAACAAACTAGCAACTTCTCCGGATGATGCGAATCCCGCTGATACCATACCTAATCTGGCTAAATTTTCTACAGATTTATATACGTCAGGTTCACCTAATAACAAAGGCAATGAGGCTGCGATTGTCCCTACCGCTACTTTTGCTTGTGAATAGGTTATTTTTTTTAGACTTTTCGATCCTAATGCATTAGCTAGGACATCCCTAACCATTATGAACGTTTCTCTTGCTTGTTCTACAGGGTTGTGAAATTCATAATCAAACTGTACATAAGTTGTACCCAATTTCTTCCCACCTAGATGCTCATTTAATATCAATGGGTTTTTCAAATTAAAATACAATGGTATTTGCCGTGGACTTGGAGAAGCAAGATTAGGCTTTTTATTCCAATTGCCTGTGAAAGCATCTTTTACCTTGTCTGCGAAATCTATCAAATTGTTTTCATTCCTTTTTGTCCCCGCATAAGACTCATTTAATTTAGGACTGATAGAGCCATATATTCCATACCAATTCCCTGTTTTGCGTTTACGGAACGGTTGGAATTGGGTAAAATCTTCACTTACACCTGTTGCATGATAGAAAGTAATAGGCAAGTCATTTTCTAGTTCATATTTTAATCTGTTATGATAAGGATCGTTCAAATCCAGTTTAAGAACACCAGTCTGTGGATCAAATATTTTTTGTCGTTCACTGTATTTCATGCCTGAACTTTTAGCTTTTTGATATTCATCTGTAATCATTTTTTTCCAGGAACTGCCTGTCGTTTTACTTGCATTCTCTGGATCCGTTTCCCAATCGCCAAACCATTCTTTAAAACTATCTGTTTTTAATGATTCCGTAGACATATCCAAAGGTCGAAACGTTTCAGGACTGTCCAAATAGTCCACATCTTCATCGTAAACCACGTTTTCATCTGCATAGGGCATTTCACCTGGTATTGCATTTTCCGTGCCTGTATCGTAATCTATGGCGGTTTGCTCCGCTTCCGGATTAATATATTTCTTATAATTGGTTAATTCATGATCTATTCTTTTGTATGCTTCAGGTGAAAGTCCAAAGGCATTGGCTATCTTACCCAAAAATTTACCTTTTAAACTAGGATCTACGTTGTGCATTAACGTTCTGAAATACTTAGCTTTTGAAGAAGCTTCATACATTAAAGCTATCATTTCTTGCATATTCCTATAATGGTCAGGATTGCCATCATTGTCTATATTCAAAAACGTCTTATTAAGAATACCACCTGCTTTTTCATTTATAATCGAGTATGCTTCCGGATTTTTCTTTACAAAATCTGTTACTTTATTAAAATATTGCTGGTATATTTCTTCTATCGCAATGGCGAAGTCAGGGTTTACCTTTATAGCATGGTCTATCAAAGCGTGTGTCATTTCGTGAGATATCGCAATTGATGCCTCTTTGTCAATCTTGCCTGTTTTGGTAACTAATCCTAAATTGTCATTTAAGTAAAATTTCCCATCTTTATAAGCAGCTGGTGTGCTTTCACCCAATTGGTCAGTTAAGATTACATCAATATTATCAGATATGTCTTTAAATAATTCCTGGATATACTTAGGTATTCTCACTTGGTTCATACCGTCACTAAATGCTTCAATTAAATGAGTTGCTTTAATGGGGATGTTCTCGTCAATGCTTAATTTCCGTCTTACTTCACTATCAATCTTGCGTCCAAAGCTTTGTGTTTTGAGGATTGAAACACCTTGCATATTCGCTTTGTTGCTAGATTTGACAGTTATCATCTCACCTTTCTTGAGTGTTCCTTCGGCTTGTTTGATACGATCTTGAACAACTTGGTCAAAAGCAGCTTGTTCTGGTTTAGACATATCTATTTGTAACAAGTCGCCTTCTTTGCCTTCTGTCATTGGTTTGGTTCTTGTTCTTAACTCGTTAGTATGAGTATCAGTATAGTAAATATGCTCATACGGAATATAATCAACTTCTGCATAATTGCTTTTTATAATATCATCTCTTAGATTTGCTCTTTTAAACACTTTGTAAGATCTGGAAGTTAGTAAGAAATCATTATATCCCATCATAAATCCAAACATCACGTCTGCTACCATTTGTTTGGCTGTGTAATCCTCCCCTTCCAAAACATTGTTAATAGTCAAACTTTGCCCAGGTTGTGCTGCAAACTGACCAGCTGCTATCATTGCCTTGCTTAAAGCGTCAAACTTGCTGCCTACTGCATTACCATATCTAGTGCCTTGCATTACATTCTTGGTTAAGCCTGCCATTTGACCTGCATACATGAACGCTTTAGAATATTGATAATTAAACATAGCAAGGATTGCCATGTTCCTCATACCCTCTGCAAGTTCCGGAGCAGTTAGGTTCTCGTCCATAGATAACATTTGATCTACAAAACTTCCGACAACCATGTTCCCAATATAGTCTGCTCTGTTTCCTAATAGATCTTGAACCTTCGGAAGCATGCCTCCACTTGCTACACCTCTCGTATTGTGTTTGCCTGATAATGCCTTGAACATATTATACCGTTTTGCATATTCCGGACTTTCTGCATATATCTTATTAAGATTTATCAATTTAGTAGTCTGATTGATTTTATTTGCTCTTTCTACACCTTTGTAAGCATTCCAGACGTTTCGTCCACTTGAGTATAATCTGCCGCCTAGTGCAAATGGTCCGGCTCTCATACTAGCTACAATTTCAGCAATGTCTCCACCTACCATGACTGCCGTATCGAACAATCCTGTTGTGCTTTCGTCTCTTTCTGCAAGATAACGTGCTATTTCAGCCGAATTTTGTTCAATTTCAGGTTTATCAGAATAATATCCGCTTTCTATAAAATTTTGGATATTCTCTTGCAAGCTTAGCACATCTGATTTGTTGTAAATGGTTTCTCCAAAGAATCTTTTAGACAGGCCATTAGCCAATTTGCCGAAAGCTCCATCTATAGCTTTCCCCATATAATAAGTGCCAACATCATTGAAATCATAATTAATTGGTCGTTCATGATAATTTTGATATTCTTCACCATTCTTTTCTTTTAACCGGTCAGACAAAGGACGAAGATTTCTTACTTTTCGCAAGTCATCTTTAGCCTTTAAATAAGTATGGATAAAATCTACCATTTTCCGCATATCTCGATTAAAGGTCATTCCTTCACCTGCTCCGCCACCTGCTATATGCATCCAATCTTTTATAACATCCCATGAGAAATCAGTATCCAACAATCCTTGAAACCCTCTTTCGCTGTTTATACCCTCATTTAACCGTCTCATCATTAAAGGATCGTTACCAAATTTTGATCGCATTTCAGTCTCGAATTCTTTGAATCGTTTATTCAGCTCTTGCTCGGCTAAGTCTATTTTGTTTAAATCAATACCAATAGTATGGGTATAACTATTTTTATCGTAATCCCACTTCTTGTGAAAACTAACTCCTAAGTCAAGACCGCCATATAGTCTCTTTTTATTTTCTTCCCTGTCCAGCCTGTCAGGGTCATATTGCCAATCGAGCTCATCTGTCAAAGCTTTAACTTTATTTATTTGTTCAGCTTCCCTGCTTTTGCCTTGTATCAAATCATATTTAGGCTTATATGGAGTATATGAAGCACCTGTCCTGTCCGCCTCTATCCGCTTTAATGGATCGTATCTTTCAGCAGTATTCTCTAATGCGACCTTGTCAGGTATATTCGTAGCAGTCTTATCAGCTTTGGTAGGTATTTGCTGTCCAGGATTTAATCCTGGATTTAATCTCGGTTTAAAACCAAAATCAGTATTAGGTTTTATGGTTAATAACTCGTTCTCAGGCACGTTTAACTGTGGAGCTATACTTTGGGTCGGTTCAGCTACTTTCTCGTTCAGAGCGGGAAGCAGTGAGGTCTGGGGTGCATCTCTGACTTCCCACCAATTAGCTACGACAGGTTTAGGATTTTCGACATTAGTGTCGGAGACTGTTTTTTTTTTAATTCGGGTTGAGCAGACAAACCTTGTGATTGACTTTCTATTATAGTCTTCTGCAAATCAGTCATTTCGTTCTTAGATGAAGATGACTTACTGCCACGCAGCATTCCTTTTTTTAACCAATCTGTTTCATTGCTTGGCTTTGAAGTTTCTTTCTTGGGAGCAGAAGATTTTTTCTTCTTTTCCCATGACTTATCTACTTTAGCCCAACGGTCAGGTTCATAAGAAGTGTCGCCTTCAGCTTTTTTTAGCTTATTAATTTCTTGATCAAGTTTACGAATTTGAGAAGCTGTATCGCTTAACTTACCCTTGAAAGTACCTCTCCTGTGCTCGTCCACTTCTTTACGGATAGCTGCAGGATCATGTCCACTTGGCGGATCTTTCATGAATTCCGTTTCGTTTATAAGAGCATCACGTCGTTTCCTCAACTCGTGAAGGTCTGTTGATGATTTGGATTCCTTGCCTTCACCTTGGTTTGCCCTGTCTTTCTTCCATTTTTCATACTCTTCATGGTTACCTTCAAATCTATCTTTGCCCTTGCCTGTCGAGAATTTCGCTTTAAAACCCATTGCCTGCTCCTGTTAATATTCTAATGTTAAACTCTTACCATTGTCACTGCCTGCAAAAATACCTTCTGCAGCATTATACTTCATTTTTGTCGTACCAACTTCAACTCTAGGTTGCCAATCTCCTTTTTCTGATTTCATCATTTTTAAATTTTCAATGCCCAATTCAGGATCTGAAAAATAAAACCATTCTGATCCATTGCTAGCTTTCTTGTATCCTGGCATATCGCTGAAATCACCCTTTTTGTACTTGGCTTTATCAATTCGTTGATATAAAGAACTTCTTATATCCCTTATGCCTTGATCTGTGAATCCTGCAGTTCTTGTCGCATCAGGTCCATACCATCCATCACCGAGATTTTTCAAAGTAAATCCGGATTGCGGTGTCCCACCTTTAATCATTACTGTTGGTGGGTCTTTTTCATCAGGACCCCTCGGAGCTGTATCAATCTTTGAAGTTAGGCGATTGTTAGTAACAATATGTACACTCTTGTCCGCTTCAATTCCTGCCGACATTTTAGCTGCTCCGCCTTTCATCTCTACTGAACCTTTTAGCAGTTCTTCGGTAGTTCCTCTTTCGGACATTACCGTATTAACATCTTTAATGGTTTCTAGTCGCTGTTCATACGCTTCCATATATGGATTTTTCGTTTCCTGCCCCGGAGGAGCAAACCTGTTAAACATGTTCTGAACTAATCCTAACCTATGTAAACTCTTTGCCTTCGTCTGTAATGGATCATGTACCGTACCGTCATTGCTCTTCCTTAAAATTCCCATAACGGTTTCATACTTCATATGGGTATCACCTGTATCCATACTAAAATTCTCACCAACACCCATTTTGCCACCTATACCACTGCCACTGCTTTCAGACATGCTCAAAGACATTTTCCCATCATCCTTAGTAGTAGTTACCAATCCTTGTCTTAACTTGCCATCAGGGCCAATTAGCCCTAATTTAGCGAACTCGCCATTTGGATCCGTTACAGTAACCGCTTCTTTGCTTTTAGAATCCAAATAAGCTTTAGCAGCAGTTACTTTTTCTGCATCACTAGCATTTTCAGGTACACCCATTTGTATTTTATACTTTTCAGCAGCGTCCAAATAAAAAGCATCAGTCTTGTCCGGCTCTTCAGGTGGCTTGCCAATTTCTTCTAACATCCTAACTAGTTCAACTTGCTTAGCTAATTGCTCGTTCTGTTCAGCACCAATCGTTTTTAACGTCTTACTAACAGCATCAGTAGGCAATGGACTTTTACCCTGAAGAAAAGCCTTTTGTGCATCTGTTATATGTTTAGAATTACCTAGTATTTGGTTAAGGTACTCTCTTTGCTGTTCCGTATTCATAGCGTTATACTCTTCTTCGCCCACTACTTCACTATTAATACCTGTACCGTAATGACTTAGGTTATTCTTGTCAGCAATAATTGCCTGATCCCATGCAGCATTGGTTTGAGCACCGCCGTATTCGTCAAACTTGATATTAGCGGCTTCGTTCTTATTCTTCCATGCATTCGGATCTAAAGCGTATGCAGCCATTTGGTCATTAACCGCTTGTACTGCTGCCATCCTTCTTCTCCGGGCAGCTTCTAAGTTCTGATTTAACCCTTCACTTAATTGATTAGTTTGAGTTAAAATAGTTTGGTCTAATTGACCGCCTTTGTTTACATCGCCTGTCCTTTGCATTATTGTCCTCCTCTCATCATACCGCTTATTAATGGTGCTAAGCTTCCTAATGGATTCTGATTACCCGCACCTTGTGTCATCCCTTGCATAGTTTGTGTCATGCCACCCATATTGCCACCCATGCCTAAAGCTTGCATTAGCATTGGAGATAATTGATTTATATCAAACTGTTGTGGTTGCTGCGGTTGTTGCTGTTGCGGTTGTTGTTGTGGCTGACTATGTTTCTGTGTTTCTTTTGCCGCCATTTCTTGAACAGACTGCTGTGCAGCTTTTGTCTGATCTTGCGGCAACATTCCATTTACAAGGCCTTGCATTACAGGACCGGCTAAGGTACCTGCTCCTGGTAGTAGTAAATTACCGCCTATGCTTCCTGCCATTCCGGCTAGTGCTCCCCAATCCATTATTTCTTCTCCTTGTCTTGTTGTAATTGTCTTTCATAGTTCCATTTTTTAGCAGCTTCCTCTTGCATTGCATAATTCATTGCTGCTTGCTTGTTGTTCATTTCAAACATTAACGCTCTTAGAGGATGATCCTTGCTGACCATTTCTCTAGTATTGCTATGACTGATCGCATCTTGATTTCTCTTCTCAATTAATTCATTTCTCATTGCTTTGTTGGCAAACAAGTCCTGAACATTCTGTGCCCTTTGGGATGCGAATTGAGCTGATATAGGAGTAACTGCATTTGCTACTTGAGCCATTCCTGCTTGAGAATTGACTACATCACCTCCACTGCCAAAAGCACCGCCTGCTCCGCCTGCAGCTGCTGCATTTATTGCTTGACCTTGTGCATCATTCACTTGTTGCTGTTGCATTAAGAAACTGCCCAAAGGTGATAAATAACTTGCTTCTTCCATGCCTTTGTCTGCAATACCTATACCCTTCCGAGTACGGTCAGTCATTCTCTCTTCTTCAATTTGCTGACCATATGCTAATTGAGCAGCCATTTGTTTAGCAGCAAGCTGATCAACATAATTCATATCAATTCCGCCTTCGGCACTTGCTTTGTTAAATTCGTCACTTAGTCCTTGACCACTTGTACCACTTGATCCGCCTTCTGCTTCTAACGCAGCCTGTAAAGGATTAGCTTGTTGCGTACCTTGAGTTCCTTGCGTTGTTGTTCCTGGAGGTGTTTGCGGTACTGTCCCTGGAATCGTTTCAGGAGTTGTCTTCCCACCTTTGTTAATAATATTAAAAGACAAAGGATCTGAATTGTTCGGTCTTTCCAAAGAAAATGGTTTTTTTTGGTTATTCTTTTGATACGGACTTAACAAATTATTAGGATCGAATCTATCCATTTATTTCCCTTTCTTATGATAATGGTTCTGTTCTGTTTCAATAAGTTGTATCTTGCTATCTTGATGTCTGTCATTCGTGTTCAATATCTTAACATCAGTCTCAAGTATTCTAATTCTTATCTCATGCTGGTCTTTGATAACACTTATGTCAGTCTTTATTGAGAACAAAAAGCCAAATATGGTTATAACTGATACCAATATCCCTAACATTGTTCCCATAAACGTAGCGTAGCTCATTATGACCTTGCTTTTGTTATCTTCTTTTTCAATTTTAACCATATCTCTTTAACCTTTACTAATTTAATACTAAATTTTATCTTTTTCTGTTTTATGTTAAATTCTCGTAAATCCATTATACTATAAATATCCTTCTCTCTTCGGGTTCGGGAGAACTTTCTACTTGAACATAAACATAAGGAACTCCACCATCCCAGGTACTTAAATCCCCTGTCTCACTGTCTATCATTGCAGGTTCCCCCGCTTCCCATGTTTCAAAATCTATCATGTCGTTGCTATGCTTATATCATCAAGAAAACAATTACCTGCTGTTCCTCTAACTCTAATCCTTAATTCTGCTATGCCCGCTGCTATAATATCAACATTTGCTATCGAAATAGTCTTTGTCTCGTAAGTGTCATTTGAAGTTGGTTTCTTGTCGGCATAAGCTATTACTTCTTGTCCCATATTGTAAATTGCTGCTTCAATATCACCGTTGAAACTTGAATCTTTCCTTAAATAAAAAGTAACTGTGTAAGCCGTACCTGTTGCTACTTTTAATTTAAAGACATGCTCTATCCACTCGGTTGCTGAAGACGGTGTCCATTTAAGACAGGTACCAGACCGTGCACTTGCAGTATCTGAAGTCGTTTGTCCAAAAGCGAAATAATTTATAGAGCCGTTGCCGTTGTTATCTTGAATTGAAAGTGCAGGCAGAGAAAACCTTAATTGAGAAGTCCTTGACATCCCTGTGTTACCTGTCCCTGTAAAGGTGTAAATGACGTTACCCTTGTTAAGCACGCCCAAATAAAAAGCATTAGTTGTGTTTGAATTACACGTGGCTGTTGTTATTGTGTTGCCGTTGCTGGTAGCATAATAGATACCGTAACCATTTGAATTACACGTAACTGTTGTTATTGTGTTATTGTTGCTGGAATTATAATGTATACCGTAACCATTTGAATTACACGTGGCTGTTGTTATTGTGTTATTGTTGCTGGTAGTATAAAATATACCGGCAAAATTCCTTTTACACGTGGCTGTTGTTATTGTGTTATTGTTGCTGGAATTATAATATATACCGTAACTACTATTTGAATTACACGTAGCTGTTGTTATTGTGTTATTGTTGCTGGAAGTATATAGAATACCGGAACTGTTATTTGAATTACACACAAGCGTTGTTATTGTGTTATTGTTGCTGGTAGAAGAATATAGAATACCGTAACTACTATTTGAATTACACGTAGCTGTTGTTATTGTGTTATTGTTGCTGGAATTATAAAATATACCGGAATTATATCGCAAAAAGTTTAGTTTATCACAGCTCGTGTAATTCTTGCTTGAAAAATATAAGCCGTACCCATTCCTGGTAGCAAACGTCCCGTGCATTTGCCTAAACCAAGTTTGTCCTGTCTGTGTTTGAGTACTTAAATCCCACCCGCCAGATATTTGAAGTAAATTACCTGAAGAACCGGAAGCGTTAATGACTTGAACCTGTGTCCCTGCTGCTGCTGCCGCACCTGTGCTTGTAACTCCTAACTTCCTGCTCGTAACTCCTGATGCTGTTGAACTTGGGTAAGCCCTATATAGTGTACATGAAGTATTACTTGCTCTTGCTGTTACTTCATACCAATAACCATCTGGCCCTTCAATAAAATCTCCATTAGCTAATTCTGTTGTAAATAATGTACTACTTCCTGTAACAGTTGTAGAGTTTTCGGTGAAAGTTAATGTACCCGTCAGTGCTGTTGGTTCCGGGCTTTTTGCTACCCTGACTTCATCGCCGCCTGTTAGTCCATTGCTTGCGTCTGTTATTGACTGAAATGGTAAGGTGTAACTGCCATCTGCTACAAGTACCCACCATGCAGGGTCTGGCAAAGGATTGCCTGTGTTGCCACTCTGGACAGATTTGTAACAGAGCCGATTGGGCAGTGTTCCGTTGTTGTGCACAAGGTCATCTAACGCATAAGTTGTGCCTGCATTATATGCGACAATAGCAGTAGTCCTATTCCTCTTTACAGAAAAGTCCTGCCCGTTATCCCAATCACAATACTTTATCGCCATTATTTGCTATTTCCGATATTTTCAAACTTTCACCTTCTCTTGTGAGTTCTTCGCCTATACGCTCTTTTTCAGTCTGGTAGATAGTGTCCAATTCCTCCAAACGTTTAAGTTCATAAGCCATAGTCGCTTTAAAGACATTCGTTATATCCTGTGCCAAGGAAAAAGTATAATTCCTTTCATAACTTTCTTCACCATTAGTATATTCCACTGTATAGTGAATAGCGTCTTCTTTTTTTTCTACATTGGTTATAATTGCTTTATACATTATTAATCCTCCGTATATTCTATTGTTATTGAAATTTCTGTAACTGTTCCGCTTCTAGCAGATGTTTTAAGCCAAATAAAGCTATTTGCCGGAATTGTAGCGTCATTAAAACTCGTTACACTGTGTCCTGTTGTTGTATTTGTTGTTGTCGTCCCACTTGTAACCACTTCGTTAAATACTAATGAACTTCTATCCGCTGCATGTATTATAGACCAAGTTACTGATGGAGAAGCAGAACCTTTCAAAACTGCTACCATTTTTGTTATTGTTATTGCAACATCTGTATAAAAAATGCTAATATCCTCCGAATTGGTCGGGCTTTCTACCGATAGGGATTTGGTCATTCCGCCAGCATTAGGGGCCACCATCACAGGTTTTTTGTTGGAATCGAAACCAAGAACCTTGCCTTCTTCAGCAAGGACTTTCTCCTCGTTCCAATCCGAACCGTCGCCTTTATGCAATATGTAATAGTTTGCAGTTGGCATATTATGACCATTTCGACATTGCTACTCTTCTCCAAGAGTTAGTAGCTACACAACGATACAAATAATCGCCATCCCAAGCAACTTGTCCTGTTGTTCCTACAGAGTTCCAATTAGCAGGAGCTGTTACATAAGCACTTGCTGCACCGACATCAGCTGCAGATAAATCTACGTTATTGATTTTGTACTTCTGTCCCAATTGGATATTGACAGAACCTGAACCATCTATTGTCACAGATGAATTTTGAATCAATTTCCCTGTTGTCGAATTGAATATGGCTACTGCACGGTCAGTTGCTGAAGACGGACCAATAACAGCACCGTCAAGATTGGCTTGAACTACTACCCAATCAGTGTTAAGATTTCCTAAACCTGCTCGGTCAACCGTCGCAATAATCATATCACCTACTTCACAAGAATTGCCTTTGACCGTTCCTGCAGTAATAATCTTGTAAGTCCAGCCTGCATTATAAGTCGCAAGTGAATTAAATGCTACAATTTCATGTGTCCCGCCTGAACCTACTGTGCCTTTGAATATCATAGCATCAGCAGCTGCCAAAGCTGTTCCTATGTAATCAACAACAGCACCCGAAGTTGGGATATGGGTATCATCGTCTGTTATTGCCGTTTCAATAGTGTTAACTGTACCGCCTGTTCCAAGAGTAATACCAAGAGCTTTGAAATTAGCATAAGCATTATCTGCATTATTCCTTGCTTCTAAAACTCCCGAGTTGTCCTTTATCTTTATACCTGATGTGTTGAGATAAAATGAAGCACTTGTTGTACCAACATCTGTGTTCTGGTCATGCCCTGCTCCAAGTGTTGCCCAAACCAAATCACCACTTGCATCTATTTGCAGTATTTGTCCTACAGTACCGCCTGAAAGCCACCTTAAATTTCTGTTCGCATCGGCGGTTGCTGTTAATATACCGCCTCTCGCAACGGATACTAACCTTTCATTCCAATCAGACGAACCGTCAAATTGCGGAATGATGATATCATATTGTGAAGCCATTACTCATTCTCCCTAAAATATAAATTAAATTTAACTACTATTTTATCTTTCCCTTCATAGATAAAAGCATGGATAAGCTGCATCACGCTATCTTTATCTAATATTAATCCGCAAGACAAGTTGTTGTCATTACAGATTTTATCTATTTCTTCTTCTACTTTTTTCAAAAGAGCCTTTTCTTCTTCTTCTGCTTTTTTCTGAAGCTCTTGAATTTCAGCCAACCTTTGCGCTGCTTTTTTTTCTTCTTCTAATAATTTTTTAGATTTTCTTGCCATAAAAACCTCTATGTTTTAAATAAAACTGATTTCTTCCACACAGCAACACCTGCGCCGCCTGTTACTACACATACATACAAATAATCATCATCCACACTAACATCGCCTACCGTGCCGCCATCCACGCCTGTCTGTTTCGTGCCGAAAGAGAATCTCAGTTTCTCGTCAACTTCGGCTTTCGTGTACTTATCCAAATCCGCAATATCTGATTCAGTATGGGCATGTAATGCATTCGCTTTCCCTAATAACGCTGCAACCAAGTCCGCCTGCGATGTTAATACTCCTATTATATTCCCCCACTTCGCTGCTGTTGAAACAGCATTAACATTTAACAGATTCAATCCGGAACTTTGAACTATATTATTAGCCGGTGATACAGTTATCTCCATACGCTTTTGCTGGTAAACACCTGGCAAAACTATTCCATTATAAGTAGTTAGCGTTACTGCGGCTTTATTTTCTACGATTGATATCATATAAGCTTGCCTGAATTCATTACGTTTATTTCAAATATAGCTTTAGTTTGGACTAATGTTAAAGTGTCTATCCATTTAATTACAAGATAATATTTGCCTTCTGTCAATAATGACGTTTCGGCATTGGTAAACTGACCTGTTGTTTCACCTTGCAACGGATCACTATGGGCAATTACAATGTTTTCAATAGATGGAGTTACGCTTTGTTCCAATCCTGTTTGAAGCAAAAAATGAACAGTGTATCCTGTTATATCTGTTACATAAACATCATCATTTATCCTTCGCTGGAATTTGACAGGCATGAAGAAATCATCTCCGATATATAATATTTCAGGATAACCTTGTATCATAATTACCTCGCTAATATGTAATAATTGGCTCCTGCTGTCACTGTCGCTTGTATTCGGATATAAATTCCGTTCATGTTTCCCTGTGCTACGACAAATCCGGCAGTAGTCCCAGCTGCTACATTACCGGCAATTGGCGTTGGGAAAGCTATCCAATTAACCCTATCCAAACTCCATGTAATTGCAATTGCTACCTGGGCTGTTCCTCCGTTAGTGACTTGGACAAAACTGTTCATTACTTCAGGTTGAGGCATGTAGACAAAACTTTCACTTGTTGCATATGTTCGGACTATAGCTGTCCCATTATTATTAATGAAATTGAATCCCGGAACAACTATTGACTGTTCCACCGTGCCACCTGCCGTTACGGTACCAACACCTCCATTATTTAATACATGGTGTTCTCTTCCGAATGGAGTATAAATATCCACATAAGCAGGCAGAGCCATAACAGCCATCCTCACTTCTTTTATAGTCCATTGCCCGGTAAAAGCGTCATTCGAACCTGCAATCACAGCTTTCATTCCTGGAGCAAATTCATTAGCAGCCATCGCTGCCATTGATACTCTCCATATATGTTTGGAATTATCATATTTGGAATGTTTGTCATAACCTATATAGAAAATAGCAACTATATTGTTCAAGTTAGAAGCAACTTGCAATGGTTCTGCACACAATCCTCCTGGGAGTTCGTATTTAGTAAATGCTAAATTGTTTGCTATCATTATTAACCCTTTCTAAAATTTATATTTATGGAGCAGGGAATCTGTGTTCTACTACCCAGCCTGCTGCTGCCCAATGTATTTCATAAGTCGGATGTGTCAGTACTTGTAAATCTAACGCACCATTTCCTGTGTCAGCTACTACTCTTGCATCAAGAGTTGATATATCTTCAAACGAATCTACTATAATACTCCCAACAATTGCAGTTGTACCGGCACTGTTAAGTCTTTTAATTGTACCTGATATGTGATAACCATTAACGTCTAATGCTAACCCTGTGCCATAAGGATAACCGCCTACAACCTTTATATTAAAAGTTAAAGCACTCCAATCTTTTAAAACTAATTTATTGCCTGTGTTATGTAAGGTGAGAGATACCCATAACGGTCCTGGAGGTTCGGTTACTGCCTCTACTGATTTATACCATTCGAACCATGATCTTGAAGGAGTATTATCTCCAAATGTACGGCGTTTCTCGCCATATCTTTCGATAAGATTGAGATAACTTCCTTCGCCTATGCCATGAGGTGTTAATAATTTTTGATGATTGCCAAGGACTATCCCATAATTTTCATCTACTAAATTATCATGTCCTATTGCTATGCCTTTTTCAATACTTGGAGTTACTTCAGAAAAGCCATCACTTTTCGTTTGGTCAGGACTTTGATTCCCCATACCAATTTCTACTATATATTGGTCAGCTGAACTCATTGTCCTTACGAAATTATGTCTGTTCAATTCATTTACTTCATTACTCATGATTCTGCCTCAATAAACCAAATATATGCTGTTCCTTGTCCAGCCGTAGCTGTTGTTGTTAATGACAAACTTACTTGCGATTGGGCTGCTATGTCATAATGCCACTGATTCAGATACAACCCTTCCCTTGCAAAGTTAATGAAATTTTCATTCATAATTGTTATACTATTTGCAGATATTGTAAAAGTAGCTGCAGCGTCAAAAGCAGTAGCTATGTCTACTTCTACTCTATTTACTATATTGCCTGCTGGGATATAAGTGCTAGACGAGGGTGTCTTATTATTATAACCAAAGGGTACCTTAATAACTCTTTGCCGTGGGGGGATGGAGTGGTACCCTTTAGTTCCTGAATTATTTGTGCCATAATACTTATTAGCCCCTGGGATATTTTCGTCATTTACTAACTTTATTCCATAGTTCCAATAGCCCTCGTTTCCATTAGGCACGCCTCGTATTGACATTAAAGGTTGCAGACAATAATCAAACCATTCGAAAAACTGTTTGGGACTTGTATATACCAATGCTTCAATTGCTGTTTTCTTGGCTGTCGAAATAGTAGCCAAATCAGATCTTAAACTTGCTTCAGTCAGCTTCCATATTAATCCCATTTCGTATTTAGGATGTTTCTTGCCGGTATCTCTAAAATCTAAATCTTGGACTACTCTGGCAGTAATTATCTGACCATTATGTTCTGTTGTTAATGCCCATATACCCATTTTGATTTCATCAGAAGTAATATCAATTTCAGAATTTTCACCCATTCCAGGTATTAAACTGCTGATCCCGCCTCCGCCAGGGACTAAAGCATTCAGTACTTGTTCAGTTGTACCTAAGAACATGAATACTCTTTCAAATTCACGCTGGGTAGCATGATCGTCGTGGTAAAAAGCAGTTTGTCCAAATCCGGTTGGCATTAGTAACTTCTCCTTCGCATTTGTGACATTGTTATTGCTATGCTTTTTATCTTTACTATAATTTCAGAGAGGAACATAAATCTTGACGTTCTGAACTTTGTATTGAGCGGTGATAATAGTATCACAGATTCCCTTCCAGGCGTGTTTATATCATTAGCCATAACTTCATATTCCTCATCGGTCAAAATCCCCCCAGGTGTCTGCAATGACGTAAAAAAGATATTCCTTGCCTTCCCTGCCAAGTCAGGTGAAGCGTTTAACTCACCTATCCGGCTTAAATAATTCTCTCTGACTAAGTCTAATTTGAAATTATATAGATTTTCATGTCCTGTGTTTAACCCGATAGTGTCTTTGTTCTTCGTCCATTGCTGTATCCATTGCTTACCTCTTAGTTCCACGAGGAACATTGGATCGCAATTGTTTGCAATATTCTCATAAAGGCTTAATTGATCTTGGAATAATTGGTATTCATAAGTTGACCAGCCATGTGTTCCTGCCACTATACCACCATGAAGTATTAAAGCATCACGACCACTGAATTCCAACATTACCCTGTCCAGCAAGTAATCATCCCTGCCATTGCCATATTCATGGGTTATGAACTGTCCTGCTATTTTCCTCCGATTGTCAGGATCGTTTGTAAAAGGTATAATAGTTCGATAAAAATCAAATAAAGATTCATTGTTGTTCTTTGCTATCTCGTATCGGACATCTTTGATAATATTAGGATCCACGTCGCTTAAGGTGTAATATACCCTGGGTGAATAATAATCACCTCTGCTGTAATGCAATTTGTGTATTTTCGAATAAGTCTTAACCAGGCATGGATCAGTTGCAGGATCGGGATTGCTGACATTGTTGCTTGTTTCTTTACCTTGATATAAATTGTAACTCTCTATTCGCCAATTCTTTGCAGTGAAACCGTATATTAGTCTTAATTCCGTATCTAAATTTAATTTGATTTCAGTGCTGCCAACATCTATCCATGGATCAGTTTCTGACGTTTTTCTTGCAACAGGAGTAACGATAATTAATTCATCAGTAGTTTCGTTATAAGTAAACTCTAAGTAAGGATTCCAACCGTTTTCAATATATACTTCACCAGGATTGGTTTGCTGTGCGAATATATAAGGTTTATCCGTAATCAGTTTTTGCCATAAACTTAAAATGGATACTCCTAATTGTTCATTATTAGCCAAATTAACAGGCATCCTGCCATCACCTAACCATATACCTGATTCGTTCCCATATACAATACCATAAGGTGTCACAACTAAAGTCTTTTGCGAAAAAGTACCTTGACCTTGCTGACTGTCTAATAACTCCCATGTACTCATTTGACCAATTTTAGGCAGTAACATACGATAATTAGCTTGACGATTGAACACTACCAGCTGTTCCCGGAACTCTTCCATAGCCGTTATAGGCAATGAACCCATCTTGAGCTTATCCATTTCGTTAAATACGTCAGGACTGATATTAGCTCCCTGTACTGCTGATGGCCTAACTATTCCTACTTCTTCGTCACCGTTCTTGTCAATACATCCTGCTATGATAGTCCTACCTTTAAATACCTTCACCAATTTAGCACCTAGCCCATGCCAATATTCGCCATCTGACTGCAACTGCAAAGATGGAGTATTCAAAGGATAATCCCATAATATGAAGTCAGGTGTCCAAGTCTTGCTTTTGTCTTCCCAATTTATCTGATCCGGACGGTCATTGCCTTGCGTGTAAGGACTTTGCATAATCGGGTTAGGATTCCCGCCTGGAGTGACAGGTACTGCATAAATCCAATCCCATATCTTTCTTTCGCCAAAGACTTTCTTTACAGGCCCTGTGATTTCCGTTTCTTGCCATGCATTTGTAGCTACAGGACCTTGCTCGAAGAAATTGTACTGCTTGTGGTCAAAGTTTTCAATCGTCTGTCCTTCGCCTTTGATAATGAAACTCTTAACTAAGCCATAAGTAGAATAATCAGTTTTTGTGCCTTTCTTGATAGGTGGCTTTCTATATATCGTTTCAGGCGGCGTTATCGTTGGGTTTGTCAATCCGATATGATTAAAATAACTTCCCGATTTAGAAGACGTGTCTGGTCTTTGGACATATACATTTATTGCCTCAATATCGGTATCTAGAATATATTCTTTCGATACTCTCAAGGTTATATAAACATTGTAATAATGGCTTATTGTCGAATACTCAAATGGTAATGGCGGATCACTAGGGAACAACGCCGTTATGTAATTACAAACATTTGGATTATCAGTTGCCATTGTCTCTTTTTTGAACCTGCCTGTTAAGTTTTTGGAATCAATCGTTCTTCCTAATTGTATCATTTGATAGGAACCATAATCTAATTGTTCTTTCTTAGTCAAACTGCTATCAACCCTTGACTGTTGCATTCCAGGCATGAGTTCCGGGTAGGTTAAAGCTGTTTTTTCACTGCCTTGCCAATCGGTCTTGTTGTTTACGACATAATTCGCTTCTGCCACTACTACTTCAACTCCATGTATCTTTGCAGTGACTACCATTGGGATTATATCACCGGACATCCATGGTCTTGGTATTCCCAAATTGTGATAATTGGGCAAACCAAAGGTCATTGCAATAAAAAACACATCTCTCTGGTGAGATTTATTACTCCCATCTAAATCAACAAAATCAGTATCTTCCCCAATGATGATATGCTTGGTGGTTTCTCCTGCTAGATTGCGAAATCCATAACGAATAAATCTTTGCTCATACTGCTCATGATCTGGTGGTGGAGCCGGATACGGTTTCGGGAGTTTCATAGTTTTGGGAAACGTGAGCGTATCATGTCTTACCCTGTTGTCATAATTGAAAGGCCAAGTTTGCATATCACCCCAATATTTGTAATAACGCCATGGGTAATATGGAGGAGCATAACCATAATTGTTATAATACCTATCCCAATAATATTCATGTGCAGGTGACTGCCTAGGAGGTGTTAGTCCGCCATTCAAGAACCAACCGGTTAGTACCGAGTTGTTAAGTTCCTCAATAGTAAAAATGTTGTCATTGCAACCTACTGCTTTGTAATCTGCCATGTAAGGAAAATCACCCCACGGCAAATAAGTCCCTGGATTTGCAGGATCTTCGTATCCGGTCGCATTTGCTTCCCATACCGGGAATCCTACCCTCTCTAATGGTGGTAATGATTTGTCATAATAATATTTATTATCGAATATCTCTTTTTCGAATATAATAACTTGACAAGCTTTTTTGCATTCCTCGTCAGAATATGAATTCAAATCTCTTATTACATTCCCTGTCATACCATGCCATACTTGACAAATTGCAAGTTCTTTCTCCCTGATATAACTCATTGAGGGTTTTAGAACTTTATGCCTGGTATGGTATTTCAGATGCAAATCACCCGATAACTTAAAATCAGGAGCCGATCCTTGCTTGCCATCGAAACTTACACCATTCCAATAAAACTTGCCCGATTTGTCCCTGTACTTGCTCCTGTCCCAGCGTTTCCACATGTAAACAGGGTATAACAGCTGTGTGAATAAATAAGGTTCACCGTCAAGATTGCGATATCTGCCCTTGATGTTGAACTCATCAGCTCCCATGTTTTCGGGTATATTCGGAAATCCGTTTAGTTTTGTTACAAATACTAAGCTTTCACCAAACTTCGCTGCGTCCTGGAATGTGCCTAATGTGTACCAGCCTAAATCTACTTCTTTCAAACCTTCTGTAATAGCATCTGCAAAGGTTTCGTGCCATGCAATATCGTAACTGCCATCATCTTTGTATTCTAATACCCTTGCTGTTATGCCTGTACTGTCAATTATAGGAAATGTTCCTTTTAACGGATGATTGAAAGGCAATGGATCGACGGCACCATTTGTCCTGTGAAGAAACATATAATGAGCTGTAACAGGCTTAGGATTAGCAATCAAAATAACATTACTGTGCATGACAATATCGCTTGCATACCTTTCCGAAAATGGTATATTTTCAGAAGGAAGAGTAAAAGGAACACGTCTGGTATAATCCAATAAGGAAACCAATTCATCATTTATCGGAGTTATTCCAAACCGTTTTATCAAGCTTTCATGTTCAATGTTTGGATTGTAATTCTCCAGCCATAAAAAACTGTTCGGAGGACTGCCTGTCTCAACATTAAAATCTTGCTTAATATTTTCATTAATCCCACGGTTAAAAGCAATATGTAAGGTTTCGCCCTTTTGCACTATCTTTCGACGATACCGCCTTCATAATTCTTCCGTTTCTCTTTCTTTACAAAAAGAGGTTTTTTCTTTTTTGCTTTATCCATGTGCTGTCCCACTTCGGGTTTTTGTACCGACTTGGCTTTTCCTTTGACTTGGTATGGTAATAATTTTGCCATTGTTATTTGCCCCAATATTCATCGTAATCTTTTTTCCTTTTTTTGTATCTTTCTTCTCTTCTGTAATCATCTGCCTCTCGGCCGGCTTGACTTTTAAAAGCACCGGTAACAAGGTCTTTGACAGTTTCAACAGCATATTTCACGTGAGGATTTTTTGTAATGTACCTTTCACCTGGACTAAAATTATTAGGGTTACTTCCTCTTTTCTTTTTTTGTGCAGCATGTACATCATAAGGCAATAACTTTCGCTTTCCTGATTTGCTGGCACCACCTTTGGGTGGGCTTTTCTTGCCCGATGATTTCGCATCTGCCGCAGCGTTCTTAACCCTTGTTTTTTTCTCATCTTGGACTTCCTTCTCAAACCTTTCAAGTTGTTCCCTCCGTGCCCATGTTTCATGTTTCGGGCTATCGTTCTTGTCTGGTGTCCATTTTTTCCCTTTCGCTTTAAGACTATCCCTACGAGCTTCTTGTCGTGTAACCCACTGCTTCCGTTCAGCCTTTTCTTTAGGTGTTTCGTATTTGTAATTATCGTCCTGCTTCAGATTGCCCTTCCGGTATTCTGCACGAAGGCTATCCCTTTCCATTGCATTTTTTGTCTTTTTGTCACTCATTGTTTTCTCCTTTATTCTGGTAGCCAAATAATTGGTTGTGATTGTAAACTTGAATTCTTATCTAACAGCATGTGAGCATAGCCCATTGCTTCCCTTAAAAACATATCATAATACATTTTTGCTCTATTTGCTTTCTCTGCGAATCCATCGTCACCCTTAGTATATAAATTCTCACATACTAGCCATTGTAATCCCCAACGATAAGGTCTTAACAAGAAGTCGGGTATCTCTACCGGCGGATAATTATCTACCCATAGTAAATTACCTGATGGTGTGTAATTGTACCATTTCTCCATACTGAAAGGTTGAGTTTGGATAAAATCTATTACTACCTGTTCGCCAATTTCGAATGGTCTTGCAAAGGTTAATGTTCTTGCATCTGTTACCGTTCCGGTGTCCTTGTCAATAAACGTTGGAGCAAATCCATGCCTGCTGATATCTACTGTATTGACGTTAAAAGCTGTGTTTCCCACTCCGGTTGCACTGACCGCCTGTACCGAGTATTCTCGTGTTTCTCGCCACTTGACTTCCGTATCTTGACCTATTGTCTGAATGCGTGGAGTGTCTGTTCTTGCTACTCTTAATATTCGATATGGACTTAATACCTGATTATTAGAAGGATCAATATAAGGTATTGTTACCTGATAAGGTTGTCCAATGACCAAAGGTTGCCATGCAGGATTGTCAAAAGTTCCAGGTGGCTGGTTTATATTGTTATTTTGCTTTGATTGAAAAAACTGTGGAGGGTTGTTTATATATACCCTGCTTGCAGTAAAATAGCTAGTAGTATTATCCCATTCAAATATCTGTGTCCAATAAAGATGGTTCGCCAGATCGCTCGGATCCTTGTTTATCACTGTACTGTCCTCTGACATGTAATAATTACCTTCATGCTCGACAAACGTGTTCCTTTCAAATGAACGATTATTTATCCAAATAGGTACGCCAATATTTGGAGTTGTAATATACCTTGCTAAGTATATTTCCGTCTCCTTAGATACGTCATTAACTATCTCATTGAAATAATCAATATATTCACCTTGCTGTATCCTCTCGCCTGCTACGTCGTTTATAGAGTTCTGGACAGTAGATAATATTTCATAACTAGTCTTAGGCATTATCGCCTCGCAAGCTAGCACATCCTAAGTATTGCCATTTGCCGTTACCTGTTATTGATCTTGTCTTTTCGGCTACTATCTCGCCTTCCCTGGAGCCTGCTTTATTAGTGTTTCCATCTATTGACTTAATTGTTTTTAGGGATGCATTCGGCAATGCTAATCCTGCGTGGCCATTCGTTACTGAAGTTTTCCATAATACTATCCCTCCAGGGATTGTTTCGTGTGTTATTGCAAAATAAGGATTAACTTTTTTTAATTCATTATACGTGCCTAAAACTGAATGTTTCAATGCTAACCGAACAAAACCTTCTAGTCCGACGTTTTCAGGACAAACCTTGCGAATAGCTTTTAAATATACCAATCGTACAAAACTCATACACCATGGATAACCTTTTAGCCAACCAATAGCTTTCATTTCTTCTTCAAATATTGGATCAAAAAAGCCGGAATTGCCTTTCTTCTCCTTCTGACCAAGATATAAGTTCGCTAATCTCTGGATTTCTATTTTGACTTTTTCCATTTGTTGCTTTCTCTTGAAATTCACAATTCTTGCACATTCCTAATACTCTCAATCCATCTCTTTTTACCGAAGGTGGTACCCAATCAGGATTGAACTTTTTCATTGCGTCCAAATTGACGCATACCTTATTATCAGTATAGAACTTGCAATGACCCATTACATCGCTCCTGGAGGTCTTTGCTGTGCCCCATAACGCTTCTTCTCTCTTTCGCTTGCCTCAAACTGCAAATCAGTTACAATGTTTTGTGTTATCTGTGCTAAACCTTGATTGATTTCTGCTTCTAACGCTTGAGGTACCTGCTCTCTTAATTGCTCTAAAATGTTCTTCTGCGTCATCTTTATCAATAACATTGCATATTGATCAGGAAGATCAATATATGAATAATAATTTTGAATCAAAAGTCCCTTTGCCGGATCATTATAAGAACCAAAATTGGGAATACCTTCCGGAACCAAATTATCTAATATTGGATTTCTAAATCCCCATGCAACAAAATGAGTATCTTCCAAAGTTAATGCTCTATTTGTGTTTCTTGCAGGAAATAAAGAAGTGACTACTCCCGAACCGGTGAATACCAATATCTCGTTCCCATGATGCGACCATGCGATTGATTGCCGCCATTGAGTGTTCTTTTGCGAC